AATAGAATTCTTAGAGGATGGTCTATAGAAAAAATAGTAAATACACCAATTAATATTAAAAATAGAAAAATAAATTAATTATGAAATATAGAAAGAAACCAGTAGTAATTGAAGCAATTCAATATAATGGAATGAACTCAGCTGAAATAGCTGAATTTATGGGTGTTATGATTAGAACTAAAACAGTTCCTTTAGAAGGAACTCCTTCTGGTAAAGTTACAATAGAAACATTAGAAGGAACTATGACTGCCTCAGAAAATGATTATATCATCAAAGGAGTCCAAGGAGAATATTATCCATGTAAACCAGACATCTTTGAATTGACTTATGAAAAAGTAGAAGATAATCTAATAAATGGACAATTTGTAAAAGATGTCAAATAATCAGCAATTAGTTTACAACTCTGTTACATGTCAAGAGTGTGATGAAACAATCGTAAGTTATCATAGACATGACTATAAAACCTGTTCATGCCCTAATCAAGCAACGGTAGACGGAGGTACAGATTATTTAAGATATGGTGCAAAAGACATGAGTAAAATCAAAATCTTTGCAGTATATGATGATGATCCGTATGAAACTGTCAGACAGTATGCTACACGCGGTAGCAGAGGAACAGATGGTAAGCAGCCACTTAAATGGATTCCATTATCTGAAATGGAAGATGATCACTTAGAAGCTGTTTTAGATTATGGTGGTGCTGAATGGCACATAAATCTTATTAGGAAAGAGATTCAATATAGAAAAGAAAATGGAATTACAATCTAAAAAGCTTAGTAATCATGAAGTAGCCACAGGTTTAGCAATGGTGGGTATTTCTGTATCTAAAAATGTAGCTGGTCTAATTCAAGATACAATACACGCCTTGATTGATCAGGGTGATCAGTTTGATTTAAACACTGCAGTAAGTATTCAGTCTAATTATAATTCTGATGAGACCGTTATAGGAGAGTTAAATGCTCAATATAGAGTACTTAGTGAGTTATATAGTCCCAAAAGTAAACATAAGACTCAGATCAATATTGGTTTACTTTTGAATGATATTCTAAAACAAATTGAAAATATTAATAAAAATGAAACAGATAAAACGTAGAAACCTAAGTGGTGTTTACATCTTCCATAAATTTGAAGATGAAGAAAGTAGAGAACCAACTTGCTTTGAAGATTGCCCTGAAGAAAAACAAGATGAATGGTTAAATTCTCTTGATCCAGAATCAGTAAAAAATCTAGCCAAACATCTATCTGGAACATTAAGAAAATTAGGTGATCACTTTGACATTTTAGTTGGTGAAGAAGATGAACTTGATAGGGATTAGTGGTAAAGCGGGTTCTGGGAAAGATACAACCGGTGAAATAATTCAAAAACTGTGTCTTAGTAATAAAGGTCCGCAATTTGAAATTAAAAAGTTTGCTGGCAAACTAAAACAAACAGCATCTCTTCTTACAGGTATACCTATAGAAAAGTTTGAAGATCAAGAATTTAAAAAAACAATTCTTGGATCTGAGTGGGGCAAACCTACTAAACAAAATCCTTTAAATGCAATTGAACCTTTTAAAGATATCACCTTTGTTGAGATGATGTCTGTAAGAGATCTATTACAAAAACTAGGAACTGAAGCTATGAGAAATGGTCTTCATGAAAATACTTGGGTAAATGCTTTGTTTGCTGATTATGAAGAAAAATTTGCTAATAAAGGTATTGGTGGATTTCATGATCCTATAACATATAAAAGATCATTAGGTTTTCCTAATTGGATTATCACTGATGTTAGATTTCCAAATGAATTTAAAGCAATCAAAGAAAAAGGTGGTATTGTAATTAGAGTTAACCGTCCTGGCCATAGTAATTCTATGAAAGAACTTGCTGAAGCTCATCCAAGTGAAACAGCTTTAGATGGACATGACTTTGATTATGTTATTGAAAATGATGGCAATCTTGAGAAACTCATTGACAAAGTAAAGAAGATTTTATTAACTGAAAATATTATCAAGTAATGACATTCAATATTGATTTTGATGGAACAGTTGTAACACACGACTTTCCACGTGTAGGTAAAGATATAGGAGCAGTACCAGTACTTAAAAAACTAGTTGCTGCAGGTCATCATTTGATTTTATTTACAATGAGAGATGATAGATTAGAAAAGAATGATCCAGGAGATCCTTTAATACAAGATGTTACAGGTACATTTTTGACCGATGCTGTTAACTGGTTTAAAGAAAATGATATCCCTTTATATGGAATCCAAACAAATCCAACACAAAAGAACTGGACTAATAGTCCTAAGTCTTTTGCAGAAGTTATGATTGATGATTCGGCTTTAGGGTGTCCTTTAAAGTATAATCCTGAACTTTCTTATAGAGCCTTTGTAGATTGGGTTAAAATTGAAAAATTACTAATTGAAAGAAAACTTATCTAAATGAAAAGTAATAACAAAAAAAGTAAATTTTATAAAGTACCTACACTCAAACAACGTTTAGAAGATCTGAAATATTTCTTTTTATTCTGGAGAGGACGTAATAAAGGTATGGTCTATACTCGTAATATTAAATTAGATGACTTTAGATACATCTTTTTTGCTAAAAGGTTTGAGAAATATGGTTATTTAGGAACAGATCTTTATGATACAGTAGGTGTTTATTTTAAGGCATTATACCCATTAGTATTAGCTATGGATTATGAAGCTAAACCTAAATTCTGTCCAAGATGGTTTCTTAGATTTTTACATGTGTTCGGTAGTGACAGATCCATTGTAAGAGTCCGCAACTGGACTTTACATAACTTGCTACGTAAACTAACTAGAGGTATTGCTTTTATTGACTGGAAGACTAAGTGGGAAAATTATGACCTACGGATTTCTATTCATGGACCTCAACATCTGCAAAACTTAGCTGATGACATAGAACACGGCTTTTATTCTAGAGGTAAACAGCAAGATTTAGTAGATAAGATTAAAAAAATAGATCCTAATGCATCTATTGTCTGGGGAAGTATTGATAAGTTAGAAAAGCAACTAGAGACTTTAAACAGAGAAACTGATTATGATAATTATTGGCATAATGAAGACATTTAATATAAACTTTTATAACTTCTTTCAAAAAAAACAAGGACAGAGACAATACCCGTATGTGTATTTTTATCCAATCCCTCTATTTGCAATTTCAAAGACAAAACCAAAAGAATTAAAAGTTCATTTAGGCTGGCTTTATTTTACAGTGCTATTTACTTATAACAAATGACAAAATCAGATTTATTTAAATTTGTCTGTTTGAGTTCTAATTACTATATTTACACAATAAAAGTTTAAACCAATGGGATACAAAAAACCAACAGAAGTCTCTAGAAATATTCTAGAATCAGCATGTCTGCCTAATCACGCAGACTCTTACACAGTTATATCACATAAATTTGTGATAGATAACACAATCAAGCTCTTAAATGATAGTGGTTTTAGAATCACTAAAGAATTTTACAGAGCTAATCAAGAAGCAAATGTTGCACAGGGCATATATCATATTATTCCAGCAACACTTGACTCAACAATAAATAATGAATCAGAATTAGGAATGATGTTTGCCTGGACTAATTCATATGATAAATCTATTAGATTCCAATGTTCTATTGGTGCATATGTAATGGTTTGTTATAATGGTATGGTTTGTGGTGAAATAGATTTTGCTAGAAAACATACAGGAAATGCTGATTCAGATATTATTTCACAAATTTCAAGTCAAATTAAAAATGCAGAAAAGACTTTTAAAAGTATTTTAGCAGATAAAGAAAATCTTAAAAAAGTTAGTCTATCTAAAAAAAGACAGGCAGAACTAATAGGTAGACTTTATTATGAGGAAGAATTACTTGAACCAACGCAGCTTACAATAATAAAATCTGAGATGGAAAAAGCTAGTTTTAATTATAATGTTAGTCAAGATAATGCTTGGGCTTTTTATAATCATGTTACACATGCCTTTAAAAAGACTCATCCTCGTACTTGGTTAGCAAATACAAAAAAATTTCATAATTTTATTACAGTTGAATTTTTAAACAATAATAATTTTAATTACAATGATACAATTCAAATTGCAGACTTTGATATAGTAACTGATGATTATCATATTAATGTAGATATAGAAGCTAATCTTTCTAGTATTGAATATTAAAATAATCAACTGTGTCAATATGGATTATTATAAATCTAGTTATTGGAATTTTAATAATTAAAATTTTATTAAAAAATAAAAACAGGTTCAATTAGGTTAAACAAATAGGGAAAACCAACTGGAATAGTTTACCTGTTCTATTCCACTTCCCTAATTTAATAAATCAAAAAAATGAAAAAAGAAGATAAGATAAGTAAAATTATGATGAATATATATTATGAACTTTATGCTGCAGCAACTCCTTCTATTGATTTTGAATTATTAATGGAAAAATCTCCTAGAAATGAAAAAGGTCAGATTATTATACCTTATGATGATTATGAAATTGAAGAAAGTATCTATAATGAAATAATTAAAAATATAATTAATGCAACAAAATTAACAAAATATCAAAAAGATGCAATAATTAAAAGTATTTACTTAGGTTGTTCTCCTAGATTTAAAAAAATAGATTAACCTTTCTTCCATTTCTTACTAGAAGATGCCGTCTTACTTGGACTCCATTTTACTTTGTCTGACCAATAAGCTGCTGACATCTTTCCTTTTGAAATGTTCTTTCCATGCCTAGACTTAAAAGCTTCTCTCTGACCTACAGTTTGGTTAGTCTTAACCCCCTGTTGTCCAAATCTAATAGTTTTAGTTGTATCACCTTCCTTAGCTACAACAATATGTGACTTAGTAGGATGTGATGGTGTACGTTTGGGTTGATTATACCCGGATACACCGGCTTTTTCTAATCTTGAATCTTTCTTTTTCATATTACATTAGTTCAATAACATGGTATTCATTGCATATCTTCTGTCTTTGTTTCTTGGTTACAATACAAGAAGTAAAAAGAATAGATAGAGCTAATGTGACTATTAGTTTTTTCATCGGCTTACTTCTTCCCAGTCTATAGAGGCATAAGCACTTTCACCACCAGAAGTTGTTGCTACAGCTACTTCAAATGTTAGTTCATAAGCTACACCAGTAAAAGGATTTCTTTCTAATTGGTTAGCAAAAAGAGCCTGTTTTAATATATCAAGAGAAGGAGAGCCTTGATTAGAAGAATTAATATATCCACTAGCTAAAATCCTACCTCCTGTTACACTAGTTCCTGTAAGGTTATATTCTACAGAGGAATCACCTGGAGCATTAAACCAAGTTCCACCAGAAGTTATAGCTCCGTTCACTACTCTCCATTGGTAGTTTTTACCATTGCCTGTTCCTAAGAAAGAAATAGCAGTTGCAATAATAATAGCATCAAGTCTAGTAGATTGTAACCTAATAGTTAATATAGGGTAATATGTACCAGCTACAGCAAAAGTTCTAGGTGCAGTAATAGGAACACCAATTGCTTGTTGTGCTCCTCTAAGTTCGTAACCTCCTTCTGAGATTACAGTAGAACAGATTTGCTTAAATGTAGAAGAACCGGTGGTACCTGCTGTATTAAATATCTCATAACAGATAGGAAGAGAAGCAGTAGTAATATAAGTACTAGTAATTAAATTGGCGTGATGGAAAGTATGACAAACAATAAACTGTCCGTTAATTACAAATCCCATTCTAACTGAACCAACACCTAACCACTCAAAGTCAGCCCATAAGATTTGAGCTTTAGTTAAATCTAAAGTAAGTCCTGAAGGACCAGTACCGTTTAACTTATCTCCATTCCAAGCAGACTGTACAACAGGAGTATTTACAACAGCTCCTGTTACAGAAGACCTTTCTACTAATTGAACTGTGGTTCCTACTTGTTCTAAATAATAACCATTACTAGTTCCAAAGTATCCAACACGTTGAGTAAGTCCTGCTTTAGCAGAACTCATTACAAATGTATTAAGAACTAAAAGAGATTTACCAGGCTGATAAGAGAAAACTTTAATAGTCTCTCTAAGTACTGAAGAACCTGAAGCTGCTGTTACGTTTAAGTCAATAAGTCCTTCGTTAGCATTAAACACTGAAGTACCTCCAGTAGCAGTAGAAGTAGCCCAGAGTCCGTTATCATCAAATCTATGGCTTGAATCAAATAAAGTAAAAGGAGAAGATGTTCTCAGTCTGCCAAAAGAATCCAAATAAGTTGGGTTAAATGAAATAGCTTCTGTAGTTTGGTTATTAATACTTGTATCAATATCAACTAGTTTCTTAAGCATTTCATAATGCCAAGTATACCATTCTGGATGTTGACCATAACCATCTAGGTAGAATCTTCTTTTTGGATCAAGTGTCATTACTTTTTATTAATTTTATTTTGTACTTTCTTTGGAAGCTCTTTTAAATGAAAAAGATCCACACTTGATTTAGTATGAGTTTTTCCCGTCATAATTCTACCACTACTATCTTTATGAGTATTCTTCCCTTTATAAAGAGTTCCATCTTTTTTATAATGTGGTACACCTTTCATCTTTTTTTACCTTTATGTAATCCATGACTAGCAAATTGCTTTCCACTTTTACTAGCCTCTCTTTTTTTAGCATTAGCAGTTGCAAGTTTTTGTCTACCTGCAGAAGTGCTTTTTAATTTAGAAATAGTTGCAGAAGGAGCATATACCTCACCCGTTTCACCAGAAGGTTTACCAGAAGGAGTTCTCCATTTTTGTTTGGTCCATCTGTCTAGACTCTTTTGTGGTGCCGCTTTTCCCATTACTTCATTTTACTTGAAGCAATACTATTAAGTTCTTTTACTTTTTCAACTGCCATTTTTTTGACATCTGCCATAAGTTTAGAATCTTTTTGAATCTCAACAGCTCTTTGCAGAGTACTCATTGCAGATTCAATTTCCCATTTTCTTTGTTCTGCTTTACCACCAAAAAGGGAAATACCAACTGAAGAACTTTTCTTAGTTGGTGTTGATTTTTTAGTTGTTGATTTTTTAGTTGCCATTACTTCTTAGTTTTATAAGTAAGAGCTTTAGTTTTAATAGCTCCACCCATTTTCTTTTTTTCAGATAATCTGATTTTGCGGTCTTCAACTTTAGCTGCTCTACCTAAAAGTCTATCAGCTTTTTTATCTCTACCTTCATCTACAGCTTTATTTCCTTTACTAACAAGCTCATTTTCTTTTTTTTGCAGTCTTGCTATTTTTTTTATAGGATTTTTTGCACTATCAGACATTCCACCCATTTGCATTTTTTTTATTGTTTTCATAATTTTTTAGTAATTTTTCTTATGATTATTATTTTTTAGTTTTATATCCGCCACCAGCGGCTTTATACTCTTTTGCAAGCATTTGTGCTTTTCTAGCAGACCATTGTCCTGGATTACCACCTTTAGAACCAGATTTGATCTTTTCAAATAAAGATTTTCTCATACCCGGTTTAGTATAATTACCTGCTTCGTTTACTTTACTTTTAGATTGCATTGTTTCCTACTTTAAATAAACCAAGAGTAATACCTTCTAATAAGGAATTTTTAGCCCATAAAAATACCCAACCTAATAATGATATAGGTATAATTGTAGACCAAGCAGCAAAATCTTTCTCATGAAATAAATTCATAACAATCATTATTAATGATCCAATCAAAAATAATACACCAATAAAAGTTGTTATACCCTCTCTTAATCTATGCTTTGCTGTCATCCTATTAATCTTTTTATAAACGTTAATATTGTTTTTCTATATGTAATAATTCCAAGCAATGTAATTAAAAAAGACCAAATAATTAAAGGAAATTTCCACCAATAGCTTTTATAAATAATTACCGGTTTTTCTACCTGCACTTCTTTTGTTCTATAACGGATCTCAGTATTACCTGGTACATGAACTTTAATTGTATCTATTCTAGCTTTAGTTTTTAATCTATTATTCTTTAAATTTAGTTCTAAATTAACAAGCTTTCCCTGAAGACTAAATATTTCTACAATCTTTACTTTTCCTAAACTGTCACATTCAAGTAAAGCTTCAATATAGGAACTATCTGCTTTAACATTAACAATAGTATCCTTTATGTAAATACTATCTCTTATAAATTCAGTAGTATGTGTTTTACATTCATTACATATTATTTCTCTTTGTTCTTTTGTTATAAAACAAGAAGACAAAAGACTACTACCTATTAATATAATAAGGGTATTTTTCATTATTTTAGATACTAAGTTTTATTATACTGTTACAACCTCAATATTATCAGCACCATATATAGGTGTAAGGGTATCCACTACAAACTCAATTAACATGGCCTCCGCTGCCTCTGTTTCATATCTTAAAACTGCCAGCTCTCCTGTTAGTGTGGTGTTAAAATCTGATACATTTGGAATGGATGTTTTTCCATCTAAAAACGCCTGCTCATTTTGATACAATAGAGTTGCTACTTGGGTGGGGATATACCCATCTTTTTGGCTTTTGTTATCTGTGTATGCCTCGGCAATTACTAAGATACTTCCACTTGCTACGACCATACCGCTAGACAAGTTTACTTCTGAATTAATTTTTACTGTTTTCATTTTTATTTGTTTTTTATTTTTATGATTATACTATTTCTGGCAAATTTACTTCAAATTCTGTTGGTTGTCCTAATATTGGAACAAGAGATACATCATACATAATATACCAAAATACAGGCACATTTAAACCTGCATATAAGTAATTTGTCCAATGTGTAGTAGTATCACTTTCATTTGCAGGAATACCATGATAAACATCACACGCACTTATAGCATCTTTTGCATCTTGTTCTGTGTTGTATTTATATCCGTTATATACCATAATATGCCCTAATATTATTTACAATGTTTACTTCATTTGATGAATTGTCTCCACTAAACATTACTACCTCTTGAATTTGTCCGTCTAAAAAGTCCTGACTGTTATTATTTAATGAACCAAGTCCTAATTTTACTAATGTTGTTCTTGGTGTGCCTGAATAGGTGGCAGTATTATTCGCTCCACTGTTTAATCCTGCACGTATTTGAGTTCCAACTTTTGATGTTTTAAATACATATTGAGTATTTGCGGAAACTGTTGGGCTATTTACTGTAGTAAATGAACCTGCTGTATTAAAAAATAAATTTCTTACAACATTTGTAGATCTATAAATATATTGAGCCACTCTACCATTAGGTAAAACTAAGTCATCTTGGTCTAATATTGAACAATTTAAGGGAGCCGTTGTATTTACTAAACCAACTGCACACGCTAAAAATTCCCCATTTTGTACACTAACCCCTGCAGATGTAAGTAATCCTGTACTTGATGCAGATATAAATTGACAAGATGCTAATAGATTTATAGTATTTAAAACTCCTGATATTACAATTTTTGGCTGCTTTAATGCAGTAGTTTGTAACACATCATAAGTAGACCCTCCCACCTGCGAATACCACTTTACTACAAATCCATCTGTAGCAGAACAGAATGATAGCAAACTTGCTGTATCTAAAACATTTGCAACAAAACCTATGTCTGATTCTGCATTATCACTTGAACGTCTTACACGAATTGCCGCTCCTCCATAAGCATTTGTCAACTTTCTTAAAGAATATGCAGCCGTGCTATTTGGATATAAATCCAATAACAACGGGGTTGCAGGTGTTGCTGAAGTAGCTAATATGCCGTTTATTGCTAATATCATTTTATACCGCTATATCTCCAAACAAATACCATTCATTTGTAGCAATCTTAATCAATGTTGCTCCGCTATATTGACCGCTTAATTTCAACTTGCCTCCATTACTTCTAATTGTCACCCCACCTGTTGCTACAACTGTTGTCTGTCCTGCACCATATTGTGAGATTAATATCTGTGTGCCTACGCTATATGCAACTGTGCTATCCAATGGAACAGTTAAATTGTTTGCACTTCCCACATTCATCTCCACTAATTTATTTGCATCACCAAGAACTAAAGTATATGATGCAGCTTGTCTGTTGGTAGTAACTAATTTTGTGTCTTCCCACGCAGTACCGTTATAAAAATTATTTGAATTTGTTGTTGTGTTGTATATCTCAAGTCCTGTTGCCGGAGATACTATAGCATTTCTTTGGGTTGTAGTCATTCTTGGCATCAAAAACCCTTGTGTGGTACTATCTGCTTGAAGGACTGCACTTGCATTTACTGCCGATGTATTGAAATATCCGCCTCCGGTAACACTTTCAAAAGCTCTGTGATCTATTGTGCCGGTTAATGTCGGGTTGTGGTATATTCCCCTAAATATTTTTGTCCCGGTCTGCAAGTTCATATTAATTGCCGGATTAATCTCGATTTGGTTTACTGTTACGTTAGTTGCAGGTAATACGGCAATATATCCTTGATTTACTTCAACGTGTTTTCTGGTTCCGGCTGTAATTGCTATTGTATTAACCGTAGTATTTCCAATAGTCACCCAACCAATATTTGCATTTACCGGCTGAATAGCTACACCAGTAGCATTCCCCTCAATAGTTAATACACTATTGTTAAGAGTAGTTATTGTATTTGGAACAAAAATAGTATTAGTATCTAATCTTAATACACCTGTACTTCCATTATTAACTTGAAACCTTGTACCAGCAGGGTGTCCAAAACTACCACCACCAAACTTTACCGCACCATCATCTCTGATTTGCAGCGTATCATTCCCGGCACTATCTGTATTGATCTGACTAAAAGTAGCCGTTGTTGTTCCACTTCCTTTAATTAATGTTTGTTGACCAAATCGTTGCCAAGCTGCACCATCATAAATGTCCGTTGTTTTTGTTGTGGTATTATAGATACTTAACCCGATTGCAGGTGTGGCTATGGCATTTCTTTGTGCCGTTGTCATTCGTGGCATTAAAAAACCTTGTGTAGTGCTATCTGCTTGCAATACTGCGCTGGCATTTACAGAGGTTGTATTAAAATGCCCTCCTCCGGATGATGATTCAAAGGCTCTGTGGCTTGTTACTCCTGTTACTGTTGGATTATGATAAAATCCTCTAACTATTTTTGTCCCAGTACCGGTGGTGAGATTTATTACATTCTCACTTTTTAAGATATTTACTTCAGGATTTGTAGATACAGCAAAAGCAGTCCAGTTTCTTGTGAATCTTATAAAATTAAATTCTCCACTATAGGGAGCTGTGTTAACTTCTGAACCTCCAAAGTCTATGGTTGCAGAGTTGGGGTTTCCATTTCTAAAAGTAATACTTCCGGTTGGTTGTAATAGGCCATTCATAGAGCGCAAAACTGCACTATCTCCAAAAACACAATCACTTTGCGAAACTGCCAAACATACGTTGTCTGCTTGGTCTTTTACTTGAAATCTGACACTGAAGCTAAGGGCTCCATTAGGCCCAACAAATGCTGTCCCATCATCTCGAACGGAAAACTGCAAAACATTAGAGCTATTGGTTATTATTTGACTAAATGTCGCTGATGTTGCTCCACTGCCTTTTATATTTAATTTTGCAGCTCCTCCAACAGCTACTCCAATACTCATTCTGGTGTTTGCGGTGTCAAATTGTAAAAGACTATTTTTTGCCAGCTGAATTGCAGAATCTACAAAGAGCATATCTCCGGAGGCTGCTCCAGATACTGCGTCTCCTATGGCTATCCCTCCAACACTTGATGAAGCAATGGTTATAATTCCATCTGCTGACGTTCCCGTAGTTGTTAATGTTATTCCACTACCTTCTACTAATTTTACACTTCCACCTGTTGCAGATAAAGTTGCTGTATGTGAAGTTGCATCTGATGTGTTAGCTAAGGTCTGATTTCCGCTATTTGTTCCGCTTGTATTGCCTATTACTGTTAATTGTGCATCTGTTACATAGTTCTTATTAGTACTTGCTGCTATATCTGCTGTGGTTGCATCTGCACCTGCTGTTACAAGTCCTTTGGCATCATAGGTTATCTTGGTCTTTGTTGCACCCGTGATAGCTGCATTTTCATCAACCTTGCTATCTAATGCACTTTGTAAATCGGTTTGTAATGAAAGTGTACCCGTAATGCTACCCCATGTAAGAGAAGTAGAGCTTGCAATCCAAGTTTTAAGAGTTTTTAAACTCATTATAAATGGTTGCATTCTGGGATTTGGCTTTAAAGCCTCTTGCGGATTATCAAAAGCAGCTAAAATGATATAATCATCATTTTTTGGAGACTTTGTTTGTTTTCTTTTAAGTAACCCTAATATGTCTTGAAGTACAGTATTCATTTTAATAACTATTTAAAGTGGATCTTTTCCAGGTATTTAATGCTACGCAAATATAAATAAAATTTGCATCAATTTTAATATCTCCTGGTTGTCCAGAAGATGTTGATATACTAACAGTGCCTTGTGAAATCTTTGTAGAAGGAATGGCAGCTATATCAGAAAGCTTAGCTAAACGTACACTTCTATAAGGAACTGGTGAAGCAACACCTACCATATCAGGTTCTTCATGAACTCCAACCACAAAAACATCATTGGCTTTAAGTTCTTTAACGTATTGCTTCTTTTTTAATAATAAAAGTATATCTGTTAAAATATTCATTTCTTATAACCATTTATTCTAGAAGGCATGCTACCACCAATTTGTTTCTTTTTTAAGTTTTTCATATCACCACCACACTTATAACAAGGTTTTGGCATATTACCTCCCATTCTCATCTTCTCTACAAAATCTTCCGACATGTCAATGGTACCACCCATTTGCATAAGTTTACCAAGAAACTTTTCACCTCCCATTTTCTTAAAGCCCATTTTATTACGGACTTCAGTTGGAAGTTTGCCTAAGCTTTTTTCTTTTCCAGTAGGAACATTTTTAAGTTCCGAACCCATTTTGTATTTTTTCATTGTTTTGATTTTAATATATATCTAAGGTCAAAGTTATAAATAATAAATAAAATGTCAAAGTAAAAAATGGTTGTTCTTCAGTTGGATTAACTGTATCCCACCCTAAAGCAAATCTATCATGAGGCCAATGAAAAGCTATTTCTAAAATAAAATTTGTCATAAATTATCTACCTTGACTTCTATAAGGTTTTTTATAGAGTTTACTATTTTTATTCTTACTATTTTTTGTTTTACTATGAACACCAGGTCTGGAAATCTTTGGACGTGTCTTAAAAGTAACAGAACCTAATGATGATTTTTTACTTGCTGCCATTTTTATTTTCTTTTAATATTTTTCCACATAGCAGCTGCAGCCACTTTTTTTCCTGCCTCTTCTGATCCATATTTCTTAGATGCTTTGGCTGCAATTTTTTCAAAGGTCTTACCTTTTTTACCAATATCTTTACCAGCTCTAGCAGCTTTAGCAACACTACTTCTTTGTGATTTAGTAGTTCCTGAAGATGGTTTATTTTTCATATTATATTAAATTTTAGGTTTTCTACCTTTCCGTTTTTCTCCTTTAAGACTGTTACCAACATCTTCCAACTGAGTACCAACTTCTTTAAGAGTTTTTTTTACATCTTCTAATTCAACAGTAACAGCTTTAGTTCTAGCTTTAACTTCATTAGTTACACTAATAGCTTTTTCATCAATAGTTGTTTTAGACCAAATCCAGTTCCATCCTTTTTGTAAGGAGAATGTCCAAATAGCATGTAAGACTTTTTTAATCATTATGAATTGTTTTATATAATCAATATACAAAAAATTTTGAAAAAAATCAAACTAAATATTTTTAAGCCTCTCGTTTTCTTTTTCTAAAAAAGTAACCTTAACACGTAGTTCACTTATTTCCCTTGTTAAAGAAAGAATCTGATTTCTCATTTCATCTTTCTCTTCAGAGCTTTGCTGCAGAAGTTGTTCAAGTCTTTTCACTCTATCTCTTAAATCATCCCTATACATATTATGATCATTTTTTTGATCTTCTGTATTCTTTGCTTTTAATTTCATTTTTACTTCATAGAATTTCCAAGCTCCTGCTGAAAATAAGACTGTTACTATTGTAACAATAACGGTTGTAATACTATCTAGGGTAGCCATTCTTTATATTTTAAATAATAATGATTACTTAATCTTTTTAAATTAAAAAATGCACTTATTGATACAAGAACCCATCCCCAATGTGTAGGATCTTTAGGTAATTTACCAATAAGAAAATAATATGTAATTACGACTATTGAAAATAAAAAGACACCTAAACCAAGTGTCTTTCTTATTTTAATAGTGTGTAAACAGGCACCTTTAATGGATGCAAAACCTATTAAAACACTAGGAATGATAAGCCAAAGATTAAAGTTACAATCTAATGTATGTACAATTGGAAAAAATATTAACCATATAATACCCTGAGTGATTTCAGTTGGCTCAGAGTCATAATAAGTTAATATTGTACGTAATCTTGATAACATTTGACTTAAATTACTTGTGTAATTTATTTATACTATAATATACAAATAAATTATTTCTCTTCATACAAAAAACCCCATTAAAATTTTTAAATTTGCAATTATGAATAAAGTTGACAAAGTAATGTTTGACCATAAAGTTGATGTTACATTTTTACCAAAGGAACCCCTTTTTGGAATTAAGGGTATAAACTGTGAGGTCTTATGCATCGATGATGTTTATAGACCTGTTTACGGATTTGAAATAGGATTACTTTTTTTTAAATTTTCTTATGTACATCTTTTTTGGAAAGATTAGATGAAAAGATAAAAAAAATTATTAAATTCAATAAAGAGCTGTGCAATTCTGTAAGGATATACTGCACAGCTCTTTTTTATATAGAAACAATAAAACAAATATGAAAGCAAACATTTTTGAACCAAGATTAAACATTTTACCTTATGAATACCCTCAGTTATTAGCATATAAAGATGCTATTCGTCACTCTTACTGGATTGATACTGAGTATAATTTTACTACAGATATTGATGACTTTAGAGTAAAAGTTACAGATAGTGAAAGAGAAGTTATTAAAAGAACAATGTTAGCCATTGCGCAGATTGAAGTTAATGTAAAAACTTTCTGGGCTGATATGTATAAGCGTATGCCTATCACAGAAATAGGAGATGTAGGTATGACCTTTGCTGAATGTCATGGTGAAGGTACAGAAATACTAACCTTAAAGGGTTGGATAGACTTTAAGAATATTACTAACAATACAGAAGTTATTCAGTATGATATAGAAACTGATACAATGACATCTGTTTTACCAACTAATATAATAAATAAACCTTACAAAGGGAAAATGCATAGGATTAAAAACCAAACATACAATGCATTGCTAACTCCTAATCATAACATTATATATAGGACAAGAAGTGGTAATGTTATGAAAAAGACCATTAAAGAAATCACTAAATTTAATAGTGATATGAAATTACCTTTTTCAGGAAAACTTCTCCATGATGGAATACAAGAGTTAACACCTATTGAAAGATTAAGAATTGCTATACAAGCTGATGGATCTTCTAGATTTTGGAATAAGAATGGTGAGAAGATAAGAAGAGGATTAGAAACAAATAGTCATACTTATGAAATTTCAGTTAAAAAAGAGAGAAAGAAACTTAGACTAAAAAATCTTATAATAGAATCAGGATTAACATACAGAGAATTTGAAGTATCAAGACCTGAATATGTAAAGTATGAAATAGATTTTCCTACTGATTATGATTTAAAACAGTTTAATTGGGTTGATTTATCAGATAAATCTCAGAATTGGTGTAACCATTTTATTGAAGAATTGATTGAGTGGGATGGAACAAGATTGGAAGGTAAGGGTAATGCTAAGAATTGTCTTATGAAATATTCTACTACTAATAAATTATGTGCTGATAAGGTTCAAGCTGTAGGTATTTTAGCAGGTTACAGAACTAATATAAATACTAAAACAGATAATAGAAAAGATTCATATAAAGATATTTATACTGTAAGTTTTGTAAATACAGAAAATTATTCATCAATAACATATACACCTACTATTGAGGATTATGATGGTAATATATACTGTGTAACTGTTCCAACGGGATGCATTGTAACTAGATATAATAATAAAGTTTTAATTTCAGGAAACTCAGAAGTTCGTCACAAAGATGCATATGCAAGACTGCTTAGAATTCTAGGTTTAGAAGATGAGTTTAAAACAGTAATTGAAATACCAGCTATTGAAGGTAGAATCAAATACCTAAAGAAGTACTTAGACGGTTCCCGCAGTAAGGATAATAAGATGTATACTAAATCTGTGCTATTATTTTCTCTATTCATTGAGCACGTTAGTTTGTTTAGTCAGTTCTTAATTATGATGTCTTTCAATAAGGAAAAGAATCTTTTTAAAGGTATCTCAAATGTTGTTGAGGCTACCAGCAAAGAAGAGGATATTCACGGTAATTTTGGTGTTGAGATTATTAATATCATTAAGTCTGAAAATCCTGAATGGTTTGATACAGATTTTGAAGAGTTAATTTACTCCGCCTGTTTGAAAGCTTATGCCGCTGAATGCGGTATATTAGACTGGATTTTTGAAAAGGGTGAGTTAGAGTTTCTAAATAAGGAAACTATTCAAGAATTTATTAAGAATAGATTTAATAATTCTCTTAGAAAGATTAACATGCAGCCCTTATTTGAAATTAATACCAATTCGTTAGAATCAACAAAATGGTTTGAGGTAGAGATTACCGCAACTAAAGAGGGTGACTTCTTTTATAAAAAACAAATAGACTATAACAAAAAATCTAAAGCAATTACAGAAGATGACTTATTTTAAAAATATGGAAAGAAAGAAATATTATTGGCTCAATGAAGATAGCCGTACATTTTTATCAAGGGGTTACATTAATGAAACTCCTGAACAACGTATACATGATATTGCAGTAATAGCTGAAAAGTATCTTAAGGTTAATGGCTTTGCTAAAAAGTTTGAAGACTACATGGCCAGAGGTTTTTATAGTTTATCTACCCCGGTATGGATTAACTTTGGTAAACAAAAAGGTTTGCCTATTAGTTGCTATGGTTCTAATGTGGATGACAATCTTGATAGCATATTAAATGCAGGGCGTGAGATTGGTATGATGTCTAAGTATGGAGGGGGAACCTCTGTTTTTTTAGGAAACATTAGACCAAGAGGTAGTGCAATAACAACAGGTGGCACTGCAGATGGGCCCGTGCATTATGCTAGAATCTATGATACAGTCGTAGATGTATGTAAACAATCTGAAGCAAGACGTGGAGCTTGTGCTGCATGGTTACCTGTTGAGCATGCAGACATACTTGAGTTCTTAGAGATTGGCGGAGAAGGAAACCCTATTCAAAACTTACAGTTTGGTGTTACAGTCACTGACAAATGGATTGAAGAAATGAAAGCTGGAGATTCTGACAAACGTAAAGTCTGGGCCAAGATAATTCAAAAAAGAAATGAGTTTGGTTTTCCTTACATTATGTTCAAGGACAATACCAATAACAATTCACCGTATAAAGAATTAGGATATGATATTACAGCAAGTAACTTATGTTCTGAAATTCAATTACCAACTGATTCATTCAATTCATTTGTATGTTGTTTAGGATCTATTAACCTTTTACACTGGGATGAGATTGTTAAAACAGATGCTATTGAAACTTATACATTATTCTTAAATGCAGTAATTGAAGAATTTATTACTAAATCTAAAGCAATGCCTGGAATGTCTAGAGCACATAGTTTTGCAAAAGAACATAGAGCAATTGGATTAGGTGTACTAGGATGGCATTCATATTTGCAATCTCAACTTATTGAGTTTGAATCAATGGAAGCTAAATTTTTAAATGTCCAAGTTTTTAAAATACTTAAAGAAAGATCTGAGGCTGCATCGAGAGAACTATGTGAAATTGGTAATGTAAAGTCAATTAGACCAGGATATGCAAATACTACACTAATTGCAATTGCTCCAACAAAATCTAGTTCATTCATACATGGACAAGTATCTATGGGTATTGAACCAATCAAATCAAATTACTTTATAAAGGATTTGGCTAAGTCTAAGACTATCTACAAGAATCCTTTTTTAGAATGTGAATTAGAAAAGTATGGTTTGAATACACCTGAAACATGGGAAAGTATTTTAAAGAAAGATGGGTCAGTTCAACATTTAGATTTCCCTACTAAAAAAGTATTTAAATCATTTATTGAGATTAGCCCTAAAGAAGTTATTATACAAGCTGCTGCAAGACAAAAGTTTATTGATCAATCACAGTCATTAAATATAATGATTCATCCATCAGTACCAGCTAAAGATATTAACCAGCTTTATTTATTTGCACATGAGACGGGAGTTAAAACTCTTTACTATCAATTTAGTCAAAGTTCAGCACAAGCATTCTCAAGAAATATATTAGAATGCGCAAGCTGTGAAGCATAATTTTAAGGGGGAAGATATAAACCATGTAGGTTGAAAATCTGAACCCCTTATAATTTCTTATTTAATATAGAAGTTGGTCAGATTTAAGAATTCATTGTATTTCTTAATTGAATATAATATAGGCACTACATCTGCCCAGTTTTTATAAAGTTTTATTTCTCTCTTTCTAGTTCCTCTTTGATAAACATAATCTGAATCTAAGTAGAAATCTTCTTTACCTTCAACCAGATAAGCAAGCGGTGTCATTACACTTAAAGATAATGCTTCACCAAACTCACCCAAGGTTCTTGTTGATGCAATAGGAGATTTAAACATTTGATAGATTTGCTGAGCACCTATAGGAGTAAATAGAATAAGTTCCTTATAAGTTCTATCTGCTTGATATCTCATAAAGTTTTCCATTCTCTTTTCAAACTCAGTATCATCATCATCATCTGAGAACATTGCTGCAAGAATACCATTAAGAGCAACTGTCACCATGATGATTCCAATTTCTCCTAAAGTTCTATAGGCACCAAACAGTTTGTCTCTGGCTCTTTGATCTCTCTGTGAACCATCTCCAGTATAACCATATTGCTCCATAAAGTTCTCACTATGCTTACCAAATTCAAGTTGAAACGTAGCAAGCTGTTTTGTGCTATAAGCTAAAAATTTCCAGAAGGCTCTATATCTACCTTCCATCCATCCTAAGTTTTCATCAAAGTATTCTCTACGAAATCTTGCTTTAATTGCTGGAGCAACCCACTTGTGAAATTGTGCAGCAAGTCTACCAACAGCATATGATTGAATAACCATTCTATCATCCTTAGCATAGTTACCGTGAATTTGTTTATTCACTTCACGGATCTTATTTCTAAGTTGATATCTAAAGTCATTAGTGTATTTGACTTCTTTAATTACTTTAGGCTTTCCTTCATCATCAACATTCTTTCTATCAAGGGTTACAATTGTATCATAACCATCTTTTAGTTTTGCTTCTTTTGTTTCTGAATCAAATTCAAAAGCATCATACATAGAGATGATATCTCCAGTTGCTTTATTCATGATCATGGTATCTATAAGGATAGCCATACCAATCTTAGTCTGAACATTGTATTCAGCCATATCTTGAAGTACATAACCAAAGTCAGCAGCTTTTCTAAACCAAGACTTGCCAATAGGCTCAGGACCAAATTGACTTTCACGTATGTCAGATTTAGCATCCATCATTCTAAATAAATCAACTAAAGCTTCATACTTACTTGAAGGCTCTTCAGGATCATAATCTGATTTATTAAAAGGTTTCTTTGCAACAGCTCCCAATCTTACTACAAGATCTGGCAAAGCTCTTTTGTTAAATTCAAACTCAGCTCTAGCATATGAAGAACCAGCAAAGAATCTTTGACCCAGTGCTTCAATAGTATTGTTAATTCTACCTAAAGCATAGTTATTAAAGTTACCAAATGGGTTAAATGCCACATAAGATAAAGATGAATATTCCATCAAACCGTCAGTAACTTTTTCTAAGAAGCCTTTAGTGATTCTATCATTGTCATAGTATACCATTGACATCCACTTCTTAGCTCTCTTAACTACGTTACTTTCAGCTCCACCTTTTTTACCTTTTGGTATGAACTTACCTTTTACCCACTTTCCTAATGTTACTCCAGGATCTGCAGGTTGGTAACTACGTTGTTCAAGAACTTTAATGAAAGCTTTAAAGGTGTCTTCAACTGTAGACATCACTTCATAATGTTCAGCCATTGAACTGAATCTCATGAGGGCCGTACCCATATCTTTATTAATCTCACCTTTAGAAGGTCTTGCTTGAATAGTTGCAAGTCTTCCTTTTAAAATAGGCATTTGATTATCATAGGCATCTCTAGTTACAAAACCTTTCTTTCTGTTATTTTCTAATGCAGTAATCTCTGCATTAATTGCAGCAAGCTCTTCATCTGTTCTTGCTCTTCCTGTATAGAAGATAGGAAGCTGATCAATAAGATTACCTTCTTCATCTAATACAATACCTCTCTGTTCTGCAGTTTCTGATACAAGATTGTTAACACTTCTTGTAGCCTTAGACCAAAGCTTACCTACAATATTAGGTTTAGCTTTTATATCTTGGAATAATTTACCTTTTACTACGGGCACATTACCTAACATTTGAGATCTATATCCCATAGGTAATTTGCCAAGTAATTGATTTTCATAGTAATTTACAAATGCTAAATAAAACTCTTTTTGAGTTTGACCTAATGCATCTGAAGGATTCATAATTTTTTCATACTTTTCACTTACCATTCTCTCACCAGTACGCAGATTATAATCATTTGCAATACGGTTTTGTGGTTTAACAGCATGGAACACAGACTCTCTTACAATTGCTCCAGTAAAATTACCATTCTGATCTTTTTTAGCATATGTATATTCAACTTCATTAAAATACTTAGCTAAGTAAACTTGATAAGCTCTGTCAGATACACCAGCCTTTCTTCTCCATACAGGTTTGCCATTAACCGGAACATAGTATTGGAACTTAGCTCTTTCAGTTTTAAACTCATCAGTGTATTTATGGAAGTCCCCATCCATAAGTTTATCATCTAGACCCACTCTTTCAGCAGCCCAGAATGCAGCATACTCAGACTTAGCCTTAGCAAGTTTAATGTTAAACTCTAAATCTTCTTTTTTAGCAGTTGCTGCTTCACTTACATCTCTATATTCTAAGGCATTACCATTTTCATCATAGAGTTTATCTCTAAGCTCCTGTTGCTTTTTATAGTATTGTCTACCTAATCTTTGAACATATCTTCCGTTAAATTCACCATCATCGTCAAACTCAAGCATGAAGTCATACATTTCTTGAGTATTCTTATTAGGAGATAGTTTCTGAAGTCTTGATGCTAGACCTGCAATAGTTCTGTTTCTTGTTTCTACATTATCCAAAAGCTCTTGCTTTTTAGTCTTGTAGATTTTATCCATTACTGCAAGAATAGTATCTCTTGAAGTTGCTAGATCACCAGTACCCAGTTCCATATAATCTATATCACGGGCATGCTTCATTAAATCATTTAAAACATCATCGGTTAAGTCATCTCTTGTTGACCAATTCTTAATCTGTGCTTTTACATAATTTGTAATAGCTTCATTGATAAGACCTTCTTGCTTTGAGTTACTAACACCCAAATTATTCAATTGAGTTTGTAACTGTAAGATTAAAGATTTCTGTGTAGCATTGATACCTTCAAGATCTTTTACAGAATATAATCCTTCAAAAGTTTTAATGAATCTATTGAAGTTAAGAACGTATGTAATGTATTCTGATTTGTCAAAGTTATCTACATTGTTTACATAGTCTGTAAAGTTTTTAATCTGCTTGAAAGCATCTCTTAATAACTCTGTAAATAGTGCAGCACGTGCCTTAGGACCTTCAGCCATTGCTAAGCTAATGGCAGATAGAGCATTAAGAATATTTTCTTCAGTTTGCTCTCTAGTTCTATCAATATAGATAGCACTTTTAATCTGCTCCATTGCTTTAAGCTTTGTTGTCAAAGCCATTCTATAGTTTTCTAAAGCTTGTGTAATAACTTCATACTCAGTATATGGATCAGCAAAGTCTGTATCTTCTGGCATCTTTTCAGCATCTGTTAATTCTGAATCCCAGTTAACAGCATTGTCTAATGCATCATCAATGTTTTTCTCTAAATCTTCTAATGAAATTGAGTCAACATTTTTTGGAACAAGAAGATCAACATATAAACTATTTTGACTTGCAGGATGAGCCACCCATTCATCAGATCTAAACTCACCAGTGAATTCTTGCTGAGCATCTTTACCTTTGATACCAACTTGAATGTGGAAAGTAGAAGCACCCATTTCACTCATGTCTACTTCATAACCCATATTTTCAAGCATCCTTCTATACATGTTTACTTGAATACCCTGTTGAGCTCTTGTAGAAAGACTTTCAATCCCTGCCTTTTTAAGATCACTATTTTCTCCTAGTTTATATTCTTGGTCATACTTAAGTTTACCTTGAAGTCCTACTTTAGTTTTAGCTTGCTCACTTAACACCATATCTCTTACAGAGTTCTTGCTTGTCTTAAGATCAACAATTCTAAGTTTACCATCTGGCAAAACAACAAGAATGTCAATTGATCCGGCAGTCTTTGACTTCTGGTCATAAACAACAACTTGAGGAACGGCAACACCGCCACCTCTAGTAATCTCTCTAAGATTTTCTTGTAATTGTAAATAAGCTTTCTCAGCTTGTTCTCTATTAAGAACTTTCATTTGAGAAAAGACTTCATCTAATTGTTTATCTGAAGTTAATCCTTGCAATAACTTATCAAAGTCATTACCCAGATCAATGTTCAGTTTCTTATTAAACATATCTTCTTCAGAAAGCTTTCCTTTAATTCTTTCTGTAGTAGAACTGAAAGTCTCAGTTGTATCTAATAAGTTATAGTATACATGATTCTCTTCATTAAGAACAACAATTGGTCCTTCAAATCCGGCAGCCATTGAACCAACTTCTTCTTTTGTAGTTTGTGCTTGATGGAATAGTCTATTGATTATTTCAGCTTGAATTGCATTTGATTGTCTTGTAGCATAATCTACAGTAGACTGAAGTTCAGGAGTTAAAGAAAATCTAATCTTAGCATCTGCTCTAGCCGCTGCGTTAAACTGAATACCAGAAGTATTTAACAACTTAGCAATATCAGATAAAGTAGTTGTAGGTTTAATGTCTTGAAGATTAATTCTCACAACTTCAGAAGGTGTTTGAGATGGTTGAACAACTTCAGAACTTCTTAAAGAAGATATATTAATACCTGTAATATATTTATGAAGATTGTTTATAATATCAGCAAACCAATCCAAAAACTCTTTTACTCTTTCTTTAAAGGTCTTGGTTGGATTTTCTTCATATTCTTTTTTGAAGTGTCTTGTCAAAGCTTGTGTAACAAGTTCAAGATCTCTGTGTCTTTGATTAAAACCACGTTTCTCACTATAAGCATCTTCAATTTGCTGACTTAATACTGGAAACATAGTCTTTGCTTCTGATAGTAATGAATCAAACAAAGCTTTATTATCTACAAACAAAGCATCTGTAAATGGGTGAAGTATCTCTTCAATAGCTGTCTCATCTGTAACACGTCCTCTAATTAAAACAACTTTATTTGATAGAGGATTGAAATAAGAATTTACTTTTTCAAAAGGTACATTAGCTTTTTGAAATTCTGAAAGACTATTATAATAAGCTTGTGCCTCAGCAACTGAAACTAACTCTACTTCAACATTAGGAAACATTCTCATTAAATGAGTAACAACGTGTCTACTTCTAGTTTGATCCCAACCTCTTGTTGATTGCATCATATCTTTAGAAGTAAATACATTCTCATCTACAGTAATTTTAACTAAATTTGCAGTAGGTTGAAAATTAACAGCCTTCTCAGGAATGTTATTAATATCAAGATATCTTTTTACTTTGTTCAGATTACTTTGCAAAACTTGAGCATCATAAGCTCTAGTTTGTCTGTTAGAGTTATTTATATAATATAAATTACCAATCTTGATAATTAAGTTCTTCCTAGATAAATTACCCAGAATAGCTTCTGCAAAATTTCTTTGCTGAATGTTAAAAGCAATTTTCTTATCCTTTAAGAATTGTTTTGCTTGTCCAACTGTAGGAAAAGCTTCACTATTATTTACATTTTGCCAAGACGTAATTATTCCATCAACCTGTATATTGCTACTGAAAGCACCTAATAAGTTTTTATATTCTTGGGTATTTCTATTAAAACATGCCATATGTCAAAGATAACAATTATTAAAGTGATCTAAAAATTCTTGTTCATTTGTGAACTCACTATTTTCAAACAACTCAATAAAATCTTCAAGGTCTTGCACCTTAAATTTCATATCTGGATTGTCTCTGTGAGCTTTAAGTTTGTTTCTATTATCTAATGCCGCCTGACTAAATGGATCATCAATATTTGAATCCCACCAAGTAGAAAGCTCTGGATATTTATTTTCACCAGCATCATTATCAGCAAGTAGATTATTGAAGAATGAGTTAGCTGAGATATCAATTGCTCCACTAAGATCAATTAAATCTTCACCACCAGTTTCATCAACTTCAGGTTCTACAAGATCTTGATTTTCAATTGATTCTGCAGACTCACTTACTTTACTAATATTCTCACCATTAACTTGGATACCTTTTTCAGTAGCTACTACACTAGAACCTGCTGAAATTTTTACACCTTTTTCCAAATCAATGTTATCTAATACTGAGTCAATATCAATTGAATCAAAAGCTGCATCTAAAGGATCTGAAGAGTTTACACTATTTACAAAGCTTCTTAATTTTTTTGTAGTAGGTCTTTCTCCAAACATAAATCCAATTGGATTCTGAGCAGTTGAACCTTTTATGTCTACTTCAACGTATTCAGCATAACTACCAACAGCCTTATTATTAAAATTGATTAAATTTTCTGCTGGGAATAAGCTTTGTGTTTTTGCAAGTACATAGTATCTATACTCAGCTTTATATTCTGATCCAACATTTTGTCTAACAACCATTGGGAATTCTACTTCAGTGTGATAGTCAGAACCTTTCTTAAGATTGATATTCTTAAAACCCGCCTTAATTAATTCTTCTTTGTTTTTATCAAAAGTATCCGCCAATTGCTTAGTTAATTTAGAAACAGGTGGAGTATTTCTTACTGAAGAAACATTGTTTGTTTTATCAAGTCTAGAAATACCAGCATATAAATCTACAACTAATCTTCGTACCAAGCCTGAAGCATTTACGTGAACAGGAGCTCTTAAGATAGCAGGATCTGCAACTTTTGCAGCTTTCTTTTCTTCTGCAGACTTCTTAGCCTTAGGATCAATGTTATATTGAAGATCTTGTAAAAGTTTTGCTTTTACATATTCAAATACAACCGGACTATTCTTTTTAAAGTCTGCAAGTTCTGGTGCTGAAATCAAATCTTTTGCAAAAATAACTTGCTTTCTTTCTGCAATCATATTTGTTAACTGCTCTACTTGCTCATCAAAGATTGTAATAAAGTCTCCTGCTTCAGCATTTGTGTAGTAAGAAGACTCTATTCTATTCATATCCTTTTTGAAGAACAAGCCAAATGCATTATCCAAACCTCTAACTGAGCTATTACCAACACTACCTTGTTTTGCAACGTTATCTCCAAATACATAAATGGCTTCAGGATTAGATGTTGCAAGTGCTTTAGTAAATACTTTAGGCTCAATAGTAATACCTTTTGTTTCTGGAGCATAGATTGCAGCTCTTACTTTTTTAATCACATAAGCATTAGGAGCTGAAGTTAGATAACCTTGCATGAAATCAATAACCAAATCATCCAGCTGCATACCAAATGTTGACTGAAATACAGTATCATTAGGTCTTTCTATTGCTGCTTGTACAGTATCAATATGAGATAAGTAACCATCAAGAGCAATTGGAGCTACAGATTCTACAATAGATTTATAACCATACTGAAGACCATCTTTAACCATCATATAATGAACAAGTGTCTTTGCATCAGATCTTGTTAAAGGATTTGCATACAAAGTCATAAAGCCATTTTGGATATCTAGCTTTTGTGAATCATTATATCTTAAGAATGTATTTGCTCCCGCTAAATTTAAACCAGTCTTATTACCTTTCAAATTTGCTTTCTCTGTGATGATAAAAGACTTTAAGAAATAATTATTAGCACCTTCTTCAGTTGCTCTAAGTCTGTCTAATACTGCGGTTATATTCTCAACACCATCTTGATTATAAATTAATCCATTAGTAAGAGTAGCTACAGACTGTGCGTTATTAACTAAACCATTATGCATGTAAGCCTTAATAGTTAAGTATGATAAAAAGTCTCTAGCAATTTTAGTTTTAGTTTTATCTCTTAGTTCATAAGGTAGATTGTTTACAGTACTTTGGTAAACTACTTCATCAGTTACTCTTCTAAATAGAGGGCTTGCTGAAAGAACCACTTTAGGTAATAAGAAATTAGTAAACTCCTGGAATCTTTCAAGATAACCAGCTTGCCATGTTTCACCTTTAAATATAGGTCTAGCATCAATCATTGGTCTATTAACACCTAATGCTAAGAACTCTTTGTCAGATAAGTTAAGACCTAACTTTTCTGTTGCTTCATTTCTCTTATCAATTGCTTCAAGACCTTGACCTAAACCATTGGTAAGATTTATGATGTCTCCCATATATTTTGTAGTGTTAGATAAAGTAGCAGCATTTAAGAATTGTTCTAAGATTGAAATTTCTTCAATCACCTGCATTTTTGTAATCTCACCATTTTCTCTAAGTTCAGCCATATCAGCTTTAGTAGCAGTTGCTTTAATTAAAGGAGTGTCAATTGCTTCCATCAAAGAATTTTGAGTAACAGAAGTTCTTATCTTTTCTTCTTTCTTCTCAAGAAATGCTGTTTGTAATGCTATAATTCTTTCTTCTACAATACTTCTTGCATATACTTTTTTATCTGCAGAAGCATTAGCTTCCATAAAATAAGCTTGTCTAATAACAGGGTGGTTAACCAAAAGAACTGAAGTCTTTACAGGAACGCCTAAAGCTATTAGATTAGCTACAATAGAAAGAGCATTGATATTAAGACCAAGCTTAGCCAAAAGTCTTTCTTTAGCGTTATCCGTTGCTGCAGTAATTAAAGCAGATAAGATATACTGAGTTCTTTGACCTTGACTACCATCTTCATTTAACTCAAATGTATTTCTAAAGTTGCTGAATGTAACTCCTCCAAATTCAATTTGAGGCAATACTTCTTCACCGCCAACTTTAGTGCTGGCAATTTTTACATCATACTCTTGAAGAAGATTTAAGTATAGGTTAGGTAATACAACCGCACCAATTGATCTAGAACCTTCTTTGTTGTTAGCAAACATTCTAAGCTTGCCGTATAGGTTGTCTACATCAATACCTTCTTCTTCAGACAAAGCGGCCCATTCAGGAAGTTCTGTCTTAAGTTCATCCCAAAGATCCTTTAAAACTTCTATATCTGCAGCCTCATAAGAAATTGCCACAGCTGTTCTTTGTTTACCGTTTTTATCCAACGCAGGCTTACCAGTATTTACAGTAGTTGTTTTACCATTCTTATCTAGGAATAAAGGTTTTCTTTCTGTAACATGGTCATTACCCATAAGAGCAACTTTGTAATCAAGAATATCATTGTTGATTGCTGCAGCATATGGTTCATGTCCAAATTTTTTCTTATAAGTCTTATATTGAGCTAAAGTAACAGGCATTCCTAATACTAAAAGAGCATTTATTGAATCTTCTTTTAAACCACGACTTTGAGCAGTTAATAAATCTGAATTTGTAATGCTTATATTCTTACCCGTACCCCTTCCATTATATTTATATAATGCTTCTCCATATATAGAATCTGAATCTTTTACTTTTTCGTTTACATATCTAACATAATCTAAATATTTATTATCTTCTGTTTTAGCTTTACCATATTCAAAGAACTCTCCATTCTTTTCATAAAACTCTTTAAACTGCATGTAAACCTTATCAATATCAAAGTCAGCTCCTGATATCTCAATAAGTTCTCTTGCAAACACACCAGAAGAACCATAAGCGGCAGGCATAAAGTCTATCCACTTAACGTTATAAGTTGAATGGTTATCTTGTGAAGGAATACGTACAGCAAACATTTTACCTACAACATCAGGAATAGATTTTCCTTTAAGTTGTAATTCTTTCATCACTTCTTTGTGATGAGGTGGTAATAACATCTCACCATACTTTTGTCCTGTTGCTTTTCCTTTTGAGTCATACTCTTTCATGTTATGTCTCAAACGGTCAATAATAACAACACCGGCACCTTTAGATTTTTTTACTGCATCTTTAAGACCTGCAATATTTTCATCATTACCAGGATAAGAACCTTCATCAATATTAAATAGAATGTCAGGCTTACTAGCCATAGCTTCATATTGTGCTTCAGTAATAATCTCATGTTTATCTGGCATACCGTTTTCATCTACAGAAAGAACTCTTCTGTAAACTCTTATACCATAGTCAGAAACCAATGATACTGTTGCACCAGGTACCTTCTCATTAAATACACTCTTACTAAAATAGCTCATAAATAAATTCAAGAACTTATCATAAGTAAGAGGGTTGTTAAGATTATACTTTTGATTTCCTGATTCATCAAGTGAGAATAGTTCCATCAAATGACTTGAAGAACCTGTAGATGCAAGACTGGCTTCAGCATATCTTAAGTATGTATAAAGATCTGCAGTAATAGCATTTTCTTTAATACTCTTCTGAAGTTCATCCATTGCGTAGTCTACATCAAAAGAGAATACTAAATTTCTCTTGTTGATATAATTCAAGTTACCTCTATCTCTAGTTGCTTTGTGATAAGCAGCTCTTACCTCACCTAATGTTAATTTCTCACCATTGATGATTACTTCTGTTGAATCATTTTGTTCTGAAGTAACCAAGGTCTTAACCTGAGTAGGATCTGTTATAACAGTTTTGTTAGATGGGTTGATTACCTGCAATCCTAAATAATTAGCATCAAGAGTAACAGATTGATCTTGCCCTAATGGAGTTGTTGTTCCAGTAACACCATGAATGTTAGATACATTCTTTTGCATCATCTTTAAGGCTGATCTTGGAGCAGCTACTGAAACTGTATCATTTTCTTTTTCAAATGCTTCAAGCTTAACTCTTAAGTTATGTAAAGCAAGTTTGTTAGGTTTAGGAATAGTGTAGTTACCTTCAGAATCTTTCAATGAAGTAAACTGTGGTAATAATGGGAATGCAGACATCTTAACAAATGTTTTACCATCTGCATATACAAGCTTCTGAGAGTTGAGCATTTCTTGTCTCTTAGCATATCCTGTAGATTCTTCTGTCCCAAAAATATCCTCAGCACTAATATCCTCACCTCTTTCAATTCTATCAAACAATTCTGCTTGAGCCGGAGTAAGTTTACCAAAACCATATTGGAAGTTACGGAAAGCTTTAGTAGTCATCCATAACTGAGCATCCGCATTCTTAACTTCACCTACATTGTATGTTGCATTAACAATAGGTTCTGTTAATTCAAACAATGAGATTTCTTGTAATGGTTTAAAAATACCATACTCTGGTGCAGCTACTGTACTTGCAGCACTATAGTAAGATGCAGATTGTGCTTTTGCTCTTTTAATTTCATCAACAGCATCTTTCAAACTATAAGCACTATCACCTAACAAAATCTGATTGATAGCTGTGGTATTAATATAATCATTAAAGAAGATCTGCTTTAAGTTGTATTCAGTATCTTCAGGAATAATGTTTAGTAATCTAGCAGATTTTTGGGCATCTCCAGTTACTGCACCACCTGCTGTCTGAATACCATTGGTTAAGAAAGTTCCTAACCCACCTTGTGAATCAACAACTTTCTTGTTAGTTTTTGAACCAACAAGTTCATCTAGTGTAATATTAAACTCTGCAAATTCTTGGTCCATTCTATTTTGCAAGAATGCTTTCAACTCTGATTCCTTTATACCAAGCTTTTGGATAGCTTCAGCAAAAGTTAATCCTGCAAACTCTGGAGAACGTGCAGCTTCGGTTAGTTTATTTACGTAACCTTCTACTTCAAATCCACCAACAAGACCTGCAACTTGTTCCATTAAATTAGCTTCTCCAGCTTCCATCAAATCATACATGTACATAGGTTTCTTACCTTGTAAGAAATTTTGCTCATTGCTTGACTCTACATAGAACTTCTTAGTTCCAATACGTACTTCATATTTGAACTGATCATTTTGAATAAGTGAAATAGAACCCTTAAGATCTTCAAAGATTCTTTCTCTATTCTCAGGAGTAACTCTTACCAAACCTCTACCAATAATTCTCTTTGGTACATTCTTATCTCCATCTTTAGTTTTTACAATAGCATCACGGACAACACCTGTAGATGTAAAACCAATAAACTGTTCTGCAGCTTTTTTATCATATACAAGAGAAGTCTGATCTCCTTTTTCAATTCTCGCTAACTTGATATCAGAAGTTTGAATTGTAACAATACCTTGACGGCTTTCTTTCTTCTGACCTAGTGGACTTAAAAGAACACCTGTTTTATGGAAGTTGAAAGCTCTAGCTTTATTTACACTATCACTTGCTACATTGATAGGAATGATTTCTTCAGTTCCTGTCTCTGCATTTGGAATTGCGAGTGCGTTATATCCAACATGTAACTCTTGAGTTGCAGTTTCAGGATTAGATTCTCTTTGTATTCTTGCAAATTCTACAGCAACATTATTCAATATAGCATCAAGAGCTTCTTCTGTTAAAATAGTTTTCCCCCCTTTTTTATCTACAGCTTTAAATACAGGAAGAGTAATCATGTCACCAGTATTTGATGCTTCAAGTACACGTAAAAGTACTGGAGCTAATGTAGCAACCTCTATAGTTCCATCTTCTTTTGTCCAGGAAACAGTATTAACTTTTCCAGTCAAAGGATCTACAGCATATGTGTAAGAGTTAATCAAGTTAAGAATAAACTCTCTTGGAGTTGAATCACCATAGGTTGTGCCTGATGACGGAGTTCTACCTGAAGTTTCAGACATCAAACCATTTTCATCTACATCTATATTTCCTGTTTTTGAACCGGCAATTCTTAGAATTCTTAATCTACCTTCTGCAGAAAGCTGTTTAAAAGCCTCACTGTTTAATAAAAAGTTATTTATAAGATACTCATCTGAATTCTTAAGTTCTTCAATCTTAGAACCTTCACCGGCAACATCATTCAATGCAGCTATTTGTTTCAGGTGAAATGAAGGTAATTGGTGAGCATATACCAAGTCTCCATTTGGATTCTTAAATACAGATGCTCCAACATTCTCATCAAAAGCAGCATTACCTAATGCAATTCTTCTAAGTCTGTTTCTTGCACCATCATCTGTATCACTGAATAGATCTTGATTACCTTCTACAATCTTTTTAATTTCTACAATATCTTGATAGTTCAAAGCTTTCTCATCTGCATTAGCATTCAATAAAGCTTTTTGATATCTTGTAGGTCTTTCAATATTTTTAGCAACACTAAATTCAATAAACTTAGGACTCAAGCTGATACCTAAATTCTCTTCAAGAACTTTTGCTGTTTGTTTAGCAAACTCTGCAAGCTTAGTATCAGTTAATGTCTTAAGACTTTTTTGTGTTATAGAATCACCAGCAACAAACTGAAGTCTGTTTAAAAGCTTATCTAAAGTATTTGCTACTACTTTTCTAGTTCCTTCATCTGTACGTAGTTTCTTAGACTTTTGCACATAGGCTTGACCCCATCTATCTACTTGAGTATGAGCGTCATCTCTATTAGCTGCAGTATAAGTGTACACTTGGTCACCACTACTTCTATGTATAAAGAGGTAGTCAACCTTAGCATTCTCAAAACCTTTTAATACTGCTTGAAGAAGTAAAGGTCTTTTGATACCTTGATTTAATTCTTCAACAGTTATTTCAGCACCAGCTTTAAACTTCTCAATTACTTCTGCTGTATACTGAGGAAGTTCTCCGTTTTCAAGTTGATCTTCCCAAGTAATACCTAAGTCATTGAATAATTTATTTACTACTGCTTCTGTCTGAGGATTGTTAATTCCAAAGAAGTAAAGCTGTTGTAAAATTTGAATAGGATCATTCAAGTTTTTAACGGCCTTTAAGAAACCATTGTATGCTGTAGCAAAATCTACAGTAATCATTAACTTCTCTCCAGTCCCCGGTACAATCTCTCCATTCTCATCTCTTTCAGGAGCAATCAAGTAATCATTACCAAACTGATCCTTTTCTGAGATAGGAGTTGTCCCAATATATTTTCTCAAGAAAGAAGACAAAGAAGAGAATCCACCAATGCTGGTTACATCTTTATCATACTGATCTGTAGTTCTAAGTCTATCTCCTACTTGATCATCTGTATCTTCAAGATCTTCTTCAATCTTTCTTGATTTAATTTCATAATATTTTAACTGATCATAAACAGCTTCTTTGATGAAGTCTGAGAACTCAGAAAAAGATTTTTCAATATCTCTAAGATTTCTCTTTTGCTCAGGAGTAAGCTCCATATTACGGTAAGCTTCTCTCTTAGTACTGTAAAGAGCTTTGAATCTATTGAAAGAATCATTAACCGCTTTCTTTACATTGAAATTAGAATCTTTATTTTCTTGCTCAAGCATAATAACTCTTGCAGAAATAGAAGACACTACACTTCTTGCAAAGTCATTATCTAAAGTTCTGTAACCAAAAGCACCTGTTTCACTTTCAATCATCTCTACAGGAATAATCTTATTGGCATTTAAAGTAATACCTGTTGCAAGACTATCTGTAAATCTGTTATTGATTGGAGATGCTGATTTAAATTTACCAGAATCAATATCTTTAAACAGTTGTTGTAGTTCATTACGAGTATATCTGTTAAACAAAGATTTAATCCATTCAATAAGTATAGTAAAGTAGTTTTTAATTGCCGGATTAGCTTTTGTAGATCTAGGATCCTTCTTGAACTTTTCAAACTCATCAGCCATGTATTCTTCATAGAACTCTTTCTCAAGAGCTTTTCTGCTCATTGCTTTATATAAGTCCGCAGAGTTTCTAAACTTACCAAGCTCTTCTTCAAACTTATCACCAAGCTTTCTTTTTACTTCTGCTTCAGCAATCTTGTAAAGTTTATCCTGTCGTGCATTAGAAAGTAAAGATCTAAATACACCATGGAATGCTTCGTGATATTTGTATGGGGATTTTACACCAGTATACAATGTACCTTTTACAGTCATTCCACCAGCAATTTGATTCATTGACAAAACAAAGGCACCTACACGTACACCATTAGTTACAAGGTTATCTCTAAGATTAGAAATATCCTCAATACTAATAAAGTCCGGTAAATTATCATTAGCCCAAATTACAAACTCATCAATATCAGCCACTTCTTGCTCACTAAGTTTGTCACTTACAATCTTGTTAGCAAGTAGCTTTCTTTGTATCTCTCTGTTGCGGGCAATTAACTTTTGTCTTTCTGGATTGTCTTCCATGAGTTCACTTGCCTTAACTATGTCCTTCGGGTTAGCAGTATCAATCTCTGTTTCAATCTCTTTAATTCTTGCTAAGTTCTGTTGCAACTCTTTCTTGAGAGACTGTGTGTCAGAATCAACATTGTTATTTCTTTGAATCTTGCCAGCAAGTAATTGAATCACAGGTCCAGAGACAGCATTCTTTACCATTCTTTCCTCACGCGGAGAAAGCTTTTCACCTTTTGCAATCTTATTTGCAACTTGCTGTTTCATCTCAAGAGGTAACTCTTTGAAATCTGCTTTTGCAAATTCTTCAAATACCTCATCAGACATATCAAGAACACTATCATAAGCTTCCTCAGAAGTTTCTAAGTCAGCTACAGGATCTTCAACTACTTCAACTTCTTGTTGTGCAGCTGTTGTTGCAGCAAACAATAAAGCTTCTTGGATAGTATTTGAATCTGCAGTTAATCTGAGCTTATAATTAGTTCTTACATTTTCATTAAGAGTTGTTACAGTGTTATCAAGAACTGTATCAATGCTTGCATCTTCAGCAAAACTTGCTCTTACATTATAAATTGCAGAATTTTCTTTACTAAAAAGTTTTAACTCAGTCCATTCAGGAATTTCTACAGAAGAATCTTTTTTCTTCTTTGCTTTAAATTCCTCAGCAGCTTTATCAATACCTTTCTTTTGAAGATTATCTAAAAGTCTTTCAATGATATCTGGTTTCTCAGCACCTTGATAATCAAGAGTACCTTGTCTACCTTCAGCCAAATATGAACTACCTACAACAGATTTACGTTTCTTATCATAAAGTTCTGCTCTAAATGTACCATCAGCGTTAACATTAATTTCAACTGTGTATCCTTCAATATTAGTTGTAATGTAAAGTTTCTTGTTAAAGGCCTGATTAAACTCTACGTTAAAGTTTGAGTCTTTAATTTTCTTTGTTTCTACAGAACCTTCACCGACTAAGTTTTCATTAATAGTTCTAACACCCTCTTCAACAAGTTCACGGCTTAAAGTAAAAATTTCTTCTTTTTCAAGTTGTCTACTTTTTAAAGGGGCACCTGTATAAATACCATTTGGTGTTTTAATTAAAGCAACATATCTCTGTGCTTTTTGTAGGGTTTCAAATAAACTTGGTTGTGATACAGCCAAATCTTGTTTAAGCTTTTCTATGAAAGCTTCTCTATCATCAATATCTTCAATGTCAGTTAAGATACGTGTTGATATAGTGCCATCTTTAAGTTTGTCATTAATCATAACAACTTTAACACCATCAACTGTATTATGCTTAAGTTCTTTTACTGACTTTGGATTAGTTTTTAAATCAACACTTGATCCAAGATTAAAACCAAATTCTGCAAAATCACTCATAGGAATAACAGCAGCATCTTTACCTTCCATTTTATCAGCAACCTGATCAACAAAAGCTTGTTGAATTGCAAAGTTGTTTAGAATAGTATTCACAGCATTAGCCTGCTGTAATGGGTAGATTGTAAAGGTATTCTCAATGATCTCCTTAGTAAGATTAACAGGATTTACAACCTGATCTTTTTCATTTAAGAATTGTATAGAACCGGTTCTTACAAAAGCAAATATACCATCAGGATGAGAACTAACAGGCATCCCTTTTTCAGAAATGATTTGATTAATTCTTGCTGAAGTTTGTTGATTACCAAAAGCAATACCTACAGCAAATGGTTCAGCAACTCTATTGATATAAGGGTTTGCTTCTTTGAAGTTACCTTCTTTATCTTTTGTTTGATATTTCTTTCCTGTAGTTTTACCACCAGCAGGATTTCTAGTAATAACTAAAGTAAGAGTTGCCTTTTCTTCTGGAGTTAAATTATCCAGAATAGTCTGAAGTCTGGCATTAGCCATCATGATTCCTTCAGCAGCAGCTGTTCCCATACCATTTTCTAATGCATAAACAGCAACAGCTTCATCAACTAAAAGTCTTGAAGCATCTTCAGGAACTTTATTAAAGTTAAATCCTTCTACATTGTACTCTGACTTAAACTCAGGCTCTGTAACTTTTTTAGACAGCTTATGTCTATCTTGTTTAGATTGACCAGGTTTAATAGAATCAACAGGCAACAAGAATAGCTTCTTGCCTTTTTCTACTTCTGCCGGAGTACCAATTACCATGTAACGGTTACCTTCTGCATCTGTTACAGTAGATCCATATGATACTTCCTTACCACCAAAAGTGAAAGTTGTTGTATCAACTGATACATCATCTAATTTCTTAGCGGCAGATCTAGCTTTATTTATATTGTCAAAGGTTGCACCTACAGGTACACCAGCTGCAGAAGTCATATCTTCTGTAAGTAGTTTACCTTTCTTGTCTCTAACTGAATACAATGTTACAGGTACAGGCATTCCTGTATCTGGATCAACTGTTGAAGTTTTAGTCTCAACAATTTGTACACTGTTGAAAGTATTATCTACAACTTTACCTACAGCCTTAACGTCTCCAATATCTGCATCTTCAACATCACCAGCTTCAAAGTCTTGTTCAATATCAATGAAGTCAGAGAAGTTTGTTTCAGTACTACGGAGCACCTTTCTAACAAGGTCATTAGTCTGTTGCTTTTCTAACCATTTATCAAAGCCGTTATCAGCATTGAACTTAGCAAGGATTGCTTCAGGTTTATCTTTTGACTTTTGTAAATCTTTGAACCATAATTTTTTCAATGCATCATATGCTGTAATATATTTTGCAGCCTCAGCACTATTCACCCAACTGTCCATTGCAATAGGAGCTTTTCCTAAATTAACTTGACGGTTGGCATACTCTTTATATTTTTCTTCAAGCACTTGCTTGATCATTGGATTATCTGTTTCCTTACCTCCAAAGATTTCCACATCGGGAGTATCCTCAGCTAAGTCAGCTTCTTCCAATATCTCAGCAGTATCTTTCTTTCTAGTTTGCTTTTCTTTAGAATCAATCTTTTCTTCAGAAGTTTGCTCTGTTACTTGAGGAGTAACTGCAGCTTTATAAATACCAATTAAAGCTTGAATTTGATTATAGATATCTTTATCAGAGATTTGATTTACTGCACCTTTTTCAGTAAAAAAATCTTGAAGCACATCAATATTACCATTTTCCATAAACTCTTTAACCTGTTTTGGATCTGGATAAACTTCAATTTTTGCTAACTCATTTAAAAACTGATTGATTTCAATTTTACCTATATACTTTTTAATTGAGTTTCTAAATACTTCTATCCTATTTTTGTAAATATTTTTAAAGAAATCATAAGTTCTTTGTGTAATTTCATTAAATCTTTCAGGATTATTCATGTACTCAATAGACTTATTATAAGCAATTGCTCTACCTTTTAATTCACGGTAGTCTACAATTTTCTTAAGAGCTTCTCCAACTTTATCTGAATCGGCAAATGTATCATTTGACTTAGCAAGTTTTTGCACATACTTTTCAAAAGCTGATGTTAGTTTATCAACCTTACGTCTATCAAAGCCACCATCCTTGGTGAGATTCTCTTCTGCATATAACACAGATAAGATTCCACTCAGACCTTCAAGCTTTGCAGTCTTAGCTTCAATTATATCTTTAGCTTCTTTAGGATCTAATGTTGCAATTTCACTAACTAAAGTTGCAATTTCTTTTTGCAATGAATTTTCATCAAGCAATACGGTAATATCACTTGCTGCCATTTTACCTACAATAGGATCAGCTGCTAATTCATCATATATTGACTGTGATCTTTCTAAAGCTCTCTTAAAACCATCTTCTGTAAACATGTAAAGATATCTTGCATGTTCAAAAGACATCTGTTTAATCTTTTCTTCATTCCATTCTCTTGATCCATATTTATAAATATTTGGATCAAATGGATTATTAAACTTAGATTTATTAGTATAATATGATTCTTCAAGTTGATCAACTTTAGTAATCATATCTTGCAATCTAGTTCTAATTTTACCTGATTTAATGTCAGCTTTAAATGATGGAAAAGCTTCTATTAATTCAACATCTGTAAGTTTTAAATAATCTTCAAACTGCTGTCTAAACTCACCACTTTTGTTATTATTAAGAACTGTATAAATTGCTTGAAACTTAGAAAAGTCTTTAGCATCAACAAAGTCAAAATTTGATTGGTCAAATGCAGCTTGCAGCATATCTATACTAGCCTGACTTTGTGTTATATGATTTACCTTATTTGTATCAAATATTGATTCCATTGGGTTATTCGCAGTAACCTCATAGACATCATTAAGTGAATCAACAAGACCTTTTATAAGTTTTTCTTTGTTTTCCTTGTACTCAACAAGATTAGCTTTTTGTTTTTCTGTACCAAAACCTAGTGCGCCATAATTATAAATTGATGGGACACCTTGAAAAAAAAGTTTTTGAGGACCTTGAGCAATACCACCCATTAAGAAACCTGACATAAATGTTTCAAATCCTTGAGCACTAAATTGAGATCCAACAGCTGATGCAATTGAAGCAGACATTAAGTCATGACCACCTGCAGTAGGATGTTCAATCAATGTCTGATGGTAATGTTTAGTTCCTTCAGCAATCGCTTCCTGTGTAATTTCTTGAAGACCTTCAGATAGGTTTGCTGCAAAATATCTCAATGAAGCTTGTCCAGCTAACTTTGCACTTCCTTTTATACCAGCTGCTTTTAAAGTTTTTAAATAACCTTTTACACCATCTCCAACATATTCAAAAGGTCTTGTTACAACTTTACCTGCAGCATCTCTTAAACCTTTTGTTTTTAAAATTCTACCTCCAATACCTTGAATGTTATCTCCAAGCATTCTAGATAAGGTTCTATTATATGCGCCAAATGCATTACCTAAAACAAGTTGGTTAGATAGATAAATAGTGGGAGCATTTAATAGGGTTGTATAATATGCAGCTCTTGAAGCTTTTTCTTCAATGTTCTGCATTTGGTCCGTTGTAATTGGTGAACCATTATTAAGTTGACTCTGTAAAGCATATCCGTTAGCTAATTGTTGAGAGTAAACCGTACCTCCTTCCATCTTAGATTCAGCAAGTGCTAAGTTTAAAGATCTTACGTCTCTATAAAAACCACCAAATGTCTTAGAAACCTTTGCCATATTAGAAAGGTTTTGTGCTCCATTTGCTGTGCTGTTTAAAGTTTTAATTGCTTGTACTGTTTCTGGAGCAATAATGTTTCCTAAAAAATTACCACCAGCTTTAACTGTATTATATAAATCCTTTGCACCATCTACAGAACGCAAACCTCTGTACATATTTCTAGTGGCATTTGCTAATCTAGATAAATCAAATGTATTTAGAATTGTTTTTCCAAGTTTTGCAATATTAAAAGCCGTTCTTTCTGCAGCAACAACATCAGATACAGGGTTTAAAAAACCTTGTGCGGCAGCAGCACCCCAAAGAGCAAGTTCTTCTGCAGCAATAGATCCAATTACACCAGCCGTGTAACCAAACTGAAGTGCCAAGTTATTAGTAAAACCACTTACACCGCCTCTTGTAGAATTACCAATTCTCATTGCATCTGCAAACTCGCTTGCAGATTCCAAATCTTTCCCTGTAAAATAATCATCACTATCAAATAAATCACCAATAGATCTATATGCAGATAAAAACCCTGTACCTGCAAGATTAGCAAACTGAACTCTCATTCTACTTGCATCATCCCACCAAGTAGAATTAGCATTGTAGTATTCTTCATTATCAGCATAAGGATGCCATCCTAATTTAGAAAACTCAGGATGCTTATAATATCTATCAAAGTTGTGTGATCTAATACCGGCATAAATCGGATTAGCAATCTTAACTTCTCCAGTGGGTTTTGTAAACTTACCTGTATTAGAAAGTAATTGAAGTTTACCTTCGGGTGTAGATAAATCTAAACCAACGCTTTGTCTATAAGGATTATAGGTACTAGTTGATAGGGTTGGATTAGGATCATTCATGTTACCAATAGGTGTTGGTATTGCACTATTGATCTTTTTAGCATGAATATCCAACATAGCCTTGTACTCAGGACTCATCAACTCACTATATTCAGGTAAGTCTGGAGATACTGTAAAATCACTAATAGGTTGAAATTCAAACTTACCACTTGAAGGAACCATTGGATTCAATGTTGGTAATGCACCTTCCTGTTGAAGCTGTTGATTAATATTATCTGCCATTATACAATATTACTTTTTTAATTTAGTTTTTTTATTATTGTTCTGATCAAAGTTATTTTGCTGTGCAATACTATACATCTTACTCAATTCTTCTTGATATATTTTATCATAAAATCCAATTGTTTCACCTCTTTCATTTTGCATTTGAGTAATGTTCATTCTTATAGGAGACATTGGATCAAAACCAGCTGTTTGTTTATTAAACTGCAAAGGTGTAGTTTCCATAATAATGTTACTATTAGCATCTTGATAAAATCTAATTTTACCACCTGCATCAATAGATTGAACATATTGTTTTTGAGGACTACTAACCATATTACTATAAACAGCAGAAAAATTATATTGACCTACTCTTCTAGGATTGATGTCTTTAGTTTGAGGAAAAGAAATTGTAATAGTTGTATAATCATTGAATTCATTTGCATCAATAATACCAGGTTTATTAGTAGTACTTTGAAGAGTCCTTAACCACTCTGGTGAAAATGAAATAACATAAGCCGCTTTATCTTTACCAAGTGTTTTTTTTCCTGTTGGCCCATAAACTGGAGCATATCCAATTGTTGCATTTGGTAGATTTTGTGTACTAGCTTTTGGATCCTGAAATTTAGATACATCTTGAATCCATAAATTATAAATCTGTCTAGCTTTTGGATCTGAATCAGCAGTCTCATCTGTACCTATATCACGTTTATAAAATATAAGTTCCGAACTAGGTGTTCCTCTTACTTGATTCATAACTTCCGCCAATGCTGTAATCTGTCCTGGATTTTTTCTCATCATAGTAGGATTAAATTCAATACTATAATATGGAGATTTTAATGCATCTCCTACCTCCATTTGTTCCATACTTATTCCTCTCATATATGCGTTTGGATCCCAAGGTTGAAACATTCGCACTTGAGCATCTGTCTTTTTATCCTCTTGTTCAGCAATAGTTTCAAGTGAACCATTAAGTGTACTATTAACTATTTTCTTTTGATTTGCATATGATTCTTTAGCTAATTTAATAGCTTTATCCTTTGCAAATTCTGTAACTGTTCTTTGAGTATAACGTACAGCAGGATCATCATAAACAGGAATACGCTTAGTACGGGTTACGATAAACTCTTGACCTGCAATCTGACCTTGTTTCGCCTTTGCTACATACGCATTTATAAACTCATCTTCTGTCATAAAATCAACAGAACCTGTTGTTTTATCTTCGGTAAAAATATTTGGTCCTGAGCGTAATTCTTCCTTAACCTTATTAATTTCTTTTGATAAGTCTGTTTGAAGGGCCTTTGTAAAGTTTTGAAGCATGACGGCATTACCAGTTGTAATCATATTATCAAACTGAAGTCTTTTTGCAGTTACGTCATTAAAATTTTCAACCATTTCGTGATACTTAACACCTCCATCTCTTTTTACAAATGATGGATATTTTGCGAAAAGCTGGGCAGAATCTCTAAACCGATTAGCCATCTCTTTATACTTAGTATCTACTATATCTTCATTCTCCGGTTTTAATAATTTTGTTTTAATAGTAGTAAGGTCACCTTTAATATTTTCATTTACCTTATAAGAGTTATTAGAATTATTCTCAAGCATTTCCAACGCTTTAAGATATAAATCAACCTGTTCACTTGTAACATTTTCTCTAAGTTGTTCAATCTTTGTATTATTAATTCCAACATAATCGGCTGTTGTAGGATCAACTGCTTGACCTGTTGCAGGATCAATTAAAACAGCCTCAGTTCCTTGTTTGGTATAATCACCTTCAAGATTGCTAAAAAGTCCACTTATAGCTGAAGCATAAGGATTTTCAAGTTCATATTTATATTTCTCAAGATCTTTTCTATTATCTTGTTTAATACCTTCTAATTCTTTTTGATTTTTAGATTGCTGTGCTATTTCAGCCATGTCATACTTAAAGTCTAATTTCTGCTTTTGATATTCATTAACTTTAAGTTCTCTACTTCTATTAATGTTTGAATATGAAATAGCAGCAGCAGATAAATCACTTTGTAAGTTATAACCCATTAATAGATTATATGCTCTATTTAAAAGACCTTGTGTACTTTGATCAGGACTACCTTGTGAACTTTTTAATACTTGCTCTGTTGCATTTAACCCTTGCAGTGCCGCATCCAATGAACCTTTTTGAGCAATAAATATTTTTTCTTCATCTGACCCAGGAATGATACCTTGTTCTTTTGAATACTGTTCCCAATTAATATTAACATTTTTAAGTTCATTTACCTTTTCCTGTTGTTGAATAGATCTAGCAGCTAATTGTGATTCAAAAGCACTAATAGTTTCCTTAGCCCAAATAGCTTGACCTTCATCAACAGAAGAAAATTGACCAACTTTAATACCTTCTTCGGCAAAATCTCTTGATCTTACATAGGCATCTGCATAATAAGCCTGTTGAACTATAGGATCATCCGACAAAGCTCTTTGAGCCATTTGAAATGCTTGCTCTGTAATAAGATTTCCATTTCTATCTTTTACTATCCAAAATCCTGTTTCATCTACATATTCCTGTGTAACATCTAATCCTGAAGTTTTTAAAAAGTCAATAGATTTCTGATATAAATCAGCATCACCAATATATCTTGGTGTACCCATGCTCAAGGCTTTATCTTGAGATGCGTTTTTAAAATCTTGCATCTGATACTCTAATGCTTTAACACCAGTTTGCCAATACATTTCTCTCTGATCTTTGTTAGGAGAGTTCATTAACATATTAGCATATTGCATTTCATTTTGATACTGCTTCGTAAATACAAGATCTTTTACAACAAGATCCTCCTCATAAAAAGGTTTAAATAGTTGTTGAGCGGAATCAATATTTTGTGCTACCGATAAATCCATACCAGAAATAAGCTGTAGTTGCTTACCCAAATTTTCAGCATATTGATTTCTAATATCCTGAGTATCTGCTCTAGAAAGATCTGAATATACAACCTTGCTATAAAGATCATTAAGAGCTTTATAGTTTGTATTATACCTATTAGTCTTTACATCTAATACATCAGACAAAAATTTATAATCTGGAGTAAAAGGTTGCCAATTCGGCATATATGGTTGTGATCCTTGTGTGTATGTTGCCATATTTTTAAGTTAATAAAATTTTTTAGGTTTTAAAGATTTATTAATAAACTTTTATAGTTTATTTGCCAATTTGTCCAATATAAAAAGGAAAAATTGTTTCTTTTATTTCTGTACCTTTTCTTGATTTAGATTGTTGAGCTTTTCCTGGATTATAAGAATAACCATATCCTTGCGGCATATTAGTATACTCTTTTTGTATATTAGTCTCTTGAGGTACAGCAACAGATTGAGTGATTATACCTTGAATCAATTCTGCTGTTGGTTCAATACCAGCTGCTTTTAACATTCTTGCAGTTTCTGCATACTGCTTAATTTTTGACATTGGATCTGGTAAAGGTGCAGGTTCAAATGCTTTACCGCTAAACTGACCAATCATACCGCCAGTAGTGGGATCAATTTGATAATAATCTTGAATAGAATTTAAGTTGTAAGTATTAGCCCTATTAGTAATAGCATTAGACATTAACTGAGCATACTGTTCTCTATCAAAGTTCTTTTCGTCCATATAGTTTTGTAAAACAGCTTGTGTATCATCATACTCTCTTACAACTCTATCTCGTCTTTCTCTTTGAGTTGCTGCATCCATTTGAGCTTGCATAGCCAAACCTTGATTTATGGTACTTACATTCCTTTGATTTACTCTACCCACTTCATTAGCAATTGCTTGAGCGGCTTGACCTTGAGCTTGCGCAGTTCTAGCAGCTAAAGCTTGAGGACCACCAAAAGCCCCAGCACCCATAGTCTGAATACCTAATTGTTCATTAATAGCAGCAATACCTCTAGTGGGTTCTTCCAATACATATCCTAAATCAATATTATTTACTGCAGGTTGAAAAGGAAAAAACATATCTCGTTCCCTAGCGGCAACAGCATTTAACTGAAGCAAGTCTTGTAACCACCATTCTGCATTTGGTCTTCTTGCCGACTTTGGTGTTTCAAATTGTTTTATACTTTTTTTAGGGCAGCAATTTTGTGAATATGTACCATCTTCACATGGACAACCTTCTGCTGGTGGTAAGAATGATTTTTTAACATCATATTTTAATGGTCTTCTAGATGAAGTAAATGTACCATACTTACCATCAAAGTCTTTACCAGTTCCTGCACCAAAACCAAAGTCATTTCTTAAATCTGTTGTAAGATCAAGTTTTTGTTGTTCAGTAAGTTCATTATAACCAGCTGCTTTTAACTTAGCATTAATATCATTTACTGACTGAGGAATATATTCATTGTTAACCCAAGCTTGAAATTTTAAAACTTCAGGATTTTTATATTTTTCATCTGCTGCAGGTTGATATGTTTCTAATGATGCAATTAGATCAGATGCATTTGGATATATTTGTCCCCAATCTTTTAACCAGCCTTGTTCATTTAAAGAAGCATCACCATATCTACCAGGTAATTGCTTTTGATTTTTTACTTCAGAACGTTGAACATCAGAATAAGTTCTTTCACCCACATTTTTAAAATCAATTGCAATATTACGATCCTCATATTTCTTTATGATATTAGGATCTACAGCAATATTTCCTTTTGACTGTGTTTTTTTAGCAGGTGTATTATCAGGTTGCTTTGTTCTAGTTTCTACTGGAGGTTGTTCAAATGTCGTTGGAACATTAGTTGTTTCAACTGGTTTACCTATAAGTCTTCCTGGTAAATAATAGTTATTAGGTTCTTCTTCCTCATATGTTGATTCATCTGCATCTTGTGCTTTTCTTAATTCTTTACCATACCTACCCATTTCCATTTCTTCAGGAGATGGTTGTTGAGCCATCTGTTGTTCAGAAGCTTGTGCTTGTTGCATCATTTGCTGAAGCATCATTAATTTTTGTTGTTGTTCTGGAGGAAGAGATGCAATGGCTTTTTGTTGAGCTTTTTCTTGAGAAATTCTCTCAACCTTTGCTGTAAAATCAATTGGATCAATTCCTTGTGAAGCTAAATAAGGATATGCCGTAACTGGTACACCCTCTTCAAAATCTTTCTTTGATTCTTGAACAAATGCAAGTTTAGATAAAGCTTTCTTATTCTTATCCATCATTAACTCTGCACTCTTTACTTGAATATCATCAGCATACTCATCTTTAATAGAACCATAGTAAGTATTAAGGTCATACTTTTTAGATATGGTAGCCGGTGTCATTTTTTTTCTAGAATTAATACCAAAAGCTTTTAAATCTGAACCACCTAACTTCATATCTTTAGTATCAGAAAATACAAAAGATTGTTCAGGAAGATTTAAAGGTACACCACCACTAGAATGTCTAGGTCCTTTAATATCATAAAGACCAAACAAACCATCATTATCTAAATCTGTAAGTACAGTTTCTCCACCTTCAGCTTCAATATTAGCTTGTGTTCTTGGTACAGCATTTAACGTATGTCTTACATTTATATCTCTAGTTTGATTTTTTTTATTGGGATCTTTAACATTTGTAACTAATCCAAAATCAAACTGGTCTCCTGTAGTCATTCCACCTTGCTGCATCATACTGACAATCTTACCATTCTTTATAGTAAGACCAGGAGGTAAGCTATTAATTTTTACTTTTGCCATTATTATAATATTTGAATGTTAGCACCTGCTGCAATTAATTGAGCAATTGTGTCAGGATCTAAATCTATTTCATTTGAAAACTCGTCATCTACAGTTTCACCACCAAACTGTCTCATGTACTCAACTCTATTATCTTGTTCAGCCAATCCTGTATTAACATCCCAAGTACCTTGTTTATTTAAAGGATCTTCATAATAACCAAACATGTTATCAGCTTGTGTCATTTCATACAACCTTCCTTCCGCTTCTCTTGCTTTTTTGTTTTGATACATTTCATTTGCAAATCCAGCACCTTGTACTGCAAGATTACCAATTTTTCCATAACCTTGCATAAATCTAGAATCCATAAATCTATTTAAATTACCAGCAAGTTTATTAGTAATATCTACTTTTGGTGCAGAAGGTTCGTTTGTTTGTGAAGGTAAAGAAGAAAGATAGTTTTCATATTCTTGATAATCTTGAAGTTCTTGACCTATCATACCTCTTCCTGTAGATTTTAACCATTCATCATAAGATAATTGTTGTTTTTCAATACCGTTTTCTGCAATTAAAAGATCACCACCATATTTCATAGAAGTTTGTTGTCTTACATAATCATTATATAACTGACTTGCATTTGCACCACCTCTTATTATTGGATCTTCTATTATAAATTCTTGAAGCGTTTTTATCTTAGATGGTTGATCAACTAAATTAGTAGTATTAACAACAGGTGATTGGGTATTTCTAAAATTTGTTTGATTATATGTAGCTAATGGAAAATTAGATTGAACACCAAGATATAAAGGATTTGATGTATTACTTGTATTACCCGTAAGTGTATTTAATCCCATCATTGTTTCATACAAATATGGATTTTCTTGAGCACTTTTATATGATGATGCTTCACCACTTGGATTAATACCTAATGAACCCATTCCTTCTTTTTGTGATCCAATCAACATATTTAAAGTTTTAGGATCAAATCTAGATTCCAAATCCCCTAATGATGTACTATTTTGAAGAAATTTTTCTAAATCTTTTTTTTGATTTTTTGAATATATAGAAGAACCTGGATCAATCTTTCTACTAGAAAATTGTCCAACATATTGATTTTTATCTTTATCAAAATCAAATTGGGAAAATCTATTTACATCATCTTTATATTGTTGTTCAGTTCTTAGCTGATCTTTATTTCTTGCAGCATTATATAAATCAGTGGGATCTCCAGCGTAAGTGTTTTCATCTCCAGGCGCAGTAGTAACTTTATAATTATAATAGGAAGGTCTTGCTTCTTTAGCTCTAGCTCTCTTAGCTTTAATATCTCTATAAAAACCCTTTTTCAATCCTGTATTTGGATCTTCTTTACCACCAAATAAATCACCAGCTGCTTCTGCTAAAAAAAATCCAGCACCTGCAACATCACCTCTAGTACCAAGATCCATTGGTAAATAATTTGCCATTGGATTCCTAGAATAACCATTTTTTTCTTGTTGTAAAGCAAAGTATTGATTAGCGGTTAAAGGAAACATTGACTCAAAACCTGTTTGTGCTTCTGGTAATGCATTACCAAACATACCAAAGTTTACATCTTCAGCTTCATCATATTCTTCCTCATAATTTGCTTCTTGATTATTTTCTAATGCTTCTTCTGATTCTTCTTCTGATTCTTCTTCTGGTTCAAAAAACTCATCTAACTCACTTGATGAAATACCAGAATCCATTAAGATTTCTCTAACAGTAGTTTCATCATAACCCTGATTAATAAGTTCTTGTGCTATTTGTTGAAAAGAAGCTCCCGAATCTAATAAACTTTGAATCTGCTGAGTAATGGATTGTTGTCCACTTTCCATATCCTCACCACCTTCCTGCATATAAGATAAACTTTTTTTATTTAAATTTTTGTTGCTCATATTATACTACTAATATACGAATAAATAAAACATTTTACTAATTATTATAGAGTTACTACATTTGTCATTATATAATTTGGAACAGACATACCTGAACTTTTAGCATCTTTATAATATATTCTATTTAGTCTATCATAAGTTTTTTTAGCTTTACCTTCTTCAAGCGTTCCAATATAGTCACCGTTAATATATTTTTTGTATATATCAAATGCAATTTCATTACCTGTCTGATATTTTGGTTGGTTTATATCACCACCATATTGTTTTATTACCATATTATAACCAGGATTACCTTTTCTTTTAAAATCTTGTTCATAATAATTTTTAAAATCTTGTTCCGTTAATCCTTCAGGATTAATACCATAATATTCATATCTACCATTATCTAAATGAATATATTGAGCATCTTTATTTTTCTTTAAAAAATTATTTACTTTATTAACACCACTTTTTCCTGTATTAATATATGTAAACTCTGCTTTTCCTGTTGATGGGGAATAAAGAATAAACTTTCCAGTATTAGGTGTATTTTGATAAATTGGATTTCCTTGTTTATCCAATAATCTCATTTCTTCACCATTTAATGTAGCTTTATCAATATTAATAGCACCGAATCTTCTTGGTACTATTTCTGTTTCAGCATTAAATTCATCAGCCTTTCCTACTTTAAATTTACCATCTTCTATACCATAAAAAGATTGAATATCTTTTGAGGAATATTTTTTATCAGAATACGTATCACTTGCTACTAACCAATCTTTTGCTTTTCTGACTGTGTTATTTACATCTTCTATAAATTCTCCACCTATAATAATATCACCATCTGTCGTTTGATTAACTTTAGCAAAACTCATTGGTCTATTAGTTATATCAATAGTAGTATCTTGTGAACTAAGTCCACCAGGCACACCTTGAATTCCTAAACTTTTTAAAGCTTTACTTCTTATTGCAGGGGGTGCCCACACTAAACTGTGTAGTCCTAATACACCAGGAAATGCAGTTCCAACCAATCCTGCAGTTACATAGTCAGAAGTTCTCCAATTTCTACCTCCATATAAAATAGGATTTATTTTACTTCTATTTCCTGTAACAAAAGCTTCTAAAAGATTTTCTTCTGCATAATTAGGTAAAGTCCAAGAATCACCATATTTATTTTTTGCATCTAAATGATCTTTTGTATTTTGTTTATAATAATCAGAGTTTTTATATGCCTCTATTTCTTCTTGAGTCAATTTACCTTTAGGGTATTTTTGTAAAGCTCCTTTAGTATCAAAAAATCCCGCTTGTTGTATGTTAGGAGATCCTGGTAGTTGAGTAGGTGTGTTTACTTGTTTATATCCTCTTAACCAATCTTCTTTTAATAATCTAGCTTGATCTAAAGGAATTTGATTTCTTGTAGTAGAGACAAGTTCGTTAATATTACGTACATCAGATAAACTGGATTTTGGTATTTCTGCAATATAACTTGTTCTATCTACTGGAGAAAAAACTTGTTTAATTTCAGAAGGTTTACCTGGAATTGTTGATTCAACTTCTTGCCACGTCCATGTTGGTTTATTTCTACTATAGTCTTTAGCAATATTAATATCTGGTGACATATACATGTCATTATAAAAAGATCCTTCAGGTGTTCTTATTAATCTAGATTCTAAAGCATCATCTAATCCAGTCCTTCCTATACCTCTATAATAAGCTTCGGGATTAGGTTTAAATGCCCAAGGATTAATTTTATAAGCATTTTTTAAAGGAGTTTGTGTTGTCAAAAACTGACCAGTACCTGCCAAAGGATTAACAAGATTATTTACAAATTGTCCTGTTGTTTTAGCACCTAAACCTGCAAATGCTCCTATTGCTAAAGGTAAACCTATACTTAAAGCTGCTTCTCCATAATTGCCTTGTTGAAGGTTTAAAGGTACCCTTCCTATTCCTGATGCAAAGTCTCCAAACCATACTCCAGGATTTATTGCATCTGGTATGTAATCTGATTGTAATTTATCTCCTATTGCTTGAGTTTCTCTTGCAATAACTTCTGGAAAGTTTTGTAAAGTATATGGTATTTTCTTAGCTGCTTCTGCATCAGCTATTCTTGCTCTTCTTTCGTCTTCTTGTATTTTTCTTAACCGTTGTGCTTCTTGAACACTTTTAGCTACTTGTTGTTTAGATACACTTAGTGTTGCAGTTGATACTGGTTTTTTAAGTTCTCTTGAGTTATAAGTTCTTGATGTTGATTCTGATGCTGTTTGTCCATAATTAAAATCTGAAAAATTAGGTGGTATATATTTTCCTTTTTGAGCCATTAGTAATCCACCTAGTGCTTTTTTGTCTAAATCTAAAAGTTCTTTATTCCCTTTCAAATATAGTTTATTACCATTCCATCCTGATGTCAATTCATTATTTCTTGAAACACCATAATTACCATTATTACCTTCTACTTTTATTCCGTTATCTTGAAATAATTTAAAGTATTGTTCTTTTTCTTCTTTAGAATGATATGGTATATTTTTTCCTTGAACGTTTATGTTTCCTAAAACTTGTTTTGGTATCGGTTCTTTATAAATAATAGGTTGAATAGGAGAATCGTACTCTGGTCTAATTTCCTGTTGTTTTTTACCGTTTTTAGTTACTATACTTGGATAAACAACAACTTTATTAGGTTTTTGTAATAACTCTTTATCTGTTTCTTTATAAAACGTATTTATTAAAGAATTGTCAATATATGGTTTTTGTTTAGTTTTAATATAATCAAAAGATAAAGCATTTTTCCAATCTTCACCATATTGATAGTTATTTAAACTATCATTATAAGCCTTAAATCTTGGGTCATTCTTATCATCTACATATATAGGTGTATTCTTTTTAGTTTCTTTTCCTATCTGAGCCATTGGTAGTTCAAACACTTGGTCACCGGGGAATTGATAATCAAATCCAGGCTGCATTAATTCTCTATTTCCAAGATTGTCTATACCTAAAATAGGTCCTTTTTTTAAAGGTTCTCCGTTTTTTTCTCTCATAGAAATATTCCCAGATGGAATAACGTTGTGGATATTATTTACATCTGGTGAATCATATCTATAACCATCCGTGGAAAAAACACCCGTTACATAAGTAAACTGCTCATTAGGTCCTCCGGGTAAACCTCTTCTTTCAATATGATTAAACTTATCTTTCATTATCTAAGAGATAAAAGTAATTTAGTGTTATTTAACTTAAGAAGCATTTTCCTATTTCCAGAATTTTTTCTTCTTAAAATTAACTTGTTATAATAGTGTCTAAGTTTTTTTCTTTGTTCTTCGGGTTTTTGATAGTTTAAATTATTTGCATTAAGATCTCTAATGTAACCATTTAATCTTGTTATAAAGATTTCTTGCTCGCTGTTTGTAAACTCACCTCTATCATTTGTAATATCCCAAAACTGATTGAATCTATACTTTTGTTCTTCTTTTGAATAAAGTATTCTTATATCACTTGTTCCAATAATAGGATATTGAAGTATATTATAAGGATCTTCTTTAGGATTAAGTTCTAATCTTAAAAGTCCAGATACTTGTTCTGTATTATAAAGAATCGCTTCATCAAAGTTAAAATCAAGATCATGCCATCTATCATCACCACAGCCATGATATAGATCCCCTTTATAAACATAAGACTCTAATTGATATTCAACACTTCTTACAGTGTTTACTATTTGTCCAGTGTTCTCAATTAGTTCTACTTCCCAAGGATAATCATCACCATAGTAATTTGCATAAAGATCACAACGATAATTGTGTCTCCAGATTGAACCAACTCTAAAACTTGGAGGAGTTGTTTCTAAACTAAAGTAATTACATATTAACGGATTCATATTTATATAATCAGGATCCCCATTAGGACCTGTCAAATATAAATTATCACACTGACCTGTAGTGGTTGTTTGAGCCCAAGGAACAGGTGGTGGAGGACAATTACATGTTACCTTTCTACAAATAGGTGCGTAAGTACCTTGCCCATTTGGAAAACATTCACCGTTTGCTAATGTCCAACGAATAGGTGGAGTTGCTGTACTAGGATAAACTAATGTATATCCAGGAGGACAATTACATTCATAATTTTCACCACAAGTTTTTTCTATAACAGCTTCTGCTACAACGGCAATACCAGGTAAATCAACCCCTGAAACAGCAAACTGAAGCTGCGGTTGATCACAGGTGATTTCTTCTAGATATCCAGCTGTTGGTATTGGTGGATTATTTGGACTAGCATATACAGCCATTACAAATTGTTTAGCTGGACCAACACATGAACCACCTAGTGTAGATGATTGATATCCGCAACCTACATCTAAACCCGGATATGTATTTGTATCTGTAACAAGAATAATATATTGTCTAAAGTTTGGTAAAGAACTTCTATCTCCTAATTGTGAACTAACCTTTGCATTTAATCTATTTTCAGCAAAAGCAAGTGCAGGAGGAATTTCTGTTCCCCCCATTTGCCAGTTAGCTGTAAGCCATGTATTAACTTGTGTAGCCGTTAATGTATTACTCATTGAAAATCCATTTGGATTCATGCTAACATTATTAAGAACAGGAGGTACAACGTTTGACCATGATGTAATACCTATCTGAATAAAACCCCCTATTAACCCAGATTGAATATTAGAATTATTTATAAACTCTGTAACAAAAGTTAATTCAGCTTGACCAATTGGATTCGTGGGTCCTCCTGGTCCTCCTGTACTTCCAGATGTATCTACGGCAATAATAACATCAATAAGACATTCCTGCGGACCACCTGTTATTAAAGCTTCAATTTGATCAACTGTAACTACAGCTGGTGCAGATTCATCAATTAATTTTTCACAGTCTCCTGTACTCGGATTATAGGCATATCCTGGAGGACAGTATGGTTCTTCAGAATTAATTGTCTTAGTTGTTAAAAAATGATTAATGCTTGGAATAGTAAGTTCTGGGCACCAGTCATGAAATGAAATCCATGCTTTAGATTTTGGATCATATGATACTGTCCAACAAGCATCATCAAAATAAAATGGATCTCCTAATTCAATTGAAATTTCTAAACCAGAAGGATATGTATATATAAATCTGTAACTTACAGGATCAAACCGCATACCACTCTTGTATTGAGGTTTAACACTATAATCCTTTTTACAGAAATAAACAATATCATCATTAATATCATATACAGCTTGACAACCAACCCCAATTACAGTATTATCAGCCAAAGGTGTTTCCTCTAATTCAGGAAACTCTCTTATAAGAACTGATGGTAAATATTTATTAAACCACCACTTCATACCTCTATTTGCAATATTCTCTAAACCATCTGCATATTGAAAAACTTTACCTTGAGCTTGTGATAAATAAAATAAACCAAGAGGTGTATTAATTATAGTTCTTGCACTTTCACAAGATCCATATTCATTAGGTAAATCTGAATTTGCAACATTTTGAAAAGGTTGCTCAAATAATCCACCATCACCTATAGTAATCTTAGTTCCAAGATCTGTTTGTAATGTATCAACTCCTTGAAACATCTGCGGAGACTGATAAGGAAAAAATATAATTGCTCCATTTTTATTTATAGGTTTAATTACACTAACCTTATCTTTAAAATCTTTATAGTTATTTGGTAAAAAAACTCTCCAAAAATCTTTTTTTGCTTCTTCCTGTGCTTGCAAAGAATATATAAGTCTCTTAGGGTAATAATCAAAACAAGTCTCTGCAATTTGAGGATTATAATCTCTTGTTTGTATTTCTCCAAATGATGTTAAGTTTGTAACAAATCTGCTTGCACTTAAAGAATAATCATACTTATAAAAATTATCTTCTTTAATAATTTCAGCATCAAATAAATCATCTACATTATTATATTCATAAGAATCATAATGTCTATCTTTTTTTCTATCTTCCCAATCTCTCTGTACTAAATTAATTTCAGATTCTGTAAAGAAATCTAATACACCATTACAATGAGTATACATATAAGCATATCTCATTGCAAATTTGGGATTTGGATCATTACCACTAAATAATGTAGCAAATACATTACAGCTATTTCCTCTATCCAAATAATACAAATCATTTGGTAAAAGACCATCTGCACTTCCAGTATTCAGTGCGGAAGATATACCAAGCGTCATTATTGCATCAGCAAGTTTGGTAGTATCAAACTTCTGAGTATTCATCCAAAATCTTGGATAAGGAATATTTACTCTTTTTAAATAGTTGTATGTATAACCATCAGGTTGACCAAATAAGAAATCAGAAAATATAGGCATTATCACCTTTTCTGTATATCTACCCACATAAGTATCTCCTGAAAAAAATATTTCAGATCTGTATTTAAAGATATCAGGTTTGGTTGGATCTAAAAAATTAATACAGCCTCTCATAGGCACCTGTTTAATTCCTTCTATTTGACCATATTGATTTTGAAAATTAAACTTAAGTGCTCCATATAACATGGAAACATCAGTAAGTCTACTAACACCCGGAGTCTCTAAAAAATTATTAGATGGTACAATGCTAGTAGCTGTTGCATTATATCCTCCTCCAATTACATATCTTGAAACATCAGTGACTGTCGGATCATTAAATGTATTAGCAATTGATATTGCAACTGTTTTTGGTCTAAATAAATTATTAATTTTATATTGACTATCAAAAATTTGAAACGCTGATCCAATATAATTTTGTTCTTTTATTCTTGATCTATATCTATTTCCAAAAATTGTTGATGCATAATTAAATATATCAGCATGTGAATTATGTTTAAAAGCAAAATCAGATGGTTGAACAAAATTATACATAAGATCAATAATTTCTTGAGCACCTTCTGCAATTTTTTGTCTAGCTGTATAAGCTCCTAGTAAACCTTGAATAAGACTAGGAAGTCCTCCTGTATTACTATCTAAATTAAATTCTTTTTCAAGACTACCACCTCTTATTAATGGTGATAAACCAAGAAGACTTTGAACAGTAGCTTGTTGAGTATTTGCAAGTTGTCTAACACCTGTTCCCGCTAAAAGGGCTCCAACGGCAAAAGCACTATCTGTAAGAATTTCTCCTGGGTTACCTAAAGTATTTATAGCTGTAATAATTGGTGTGGCAAGGAGTACGTTTGCTGTTTGCTGAGGTAAAGTAAGGCCAGCACCTGCAGGGCCTGCAAAAGTCCAACTTGATGCATTTCCTGCTTCCCAAGTTGGAAATGCATAATTAATTTTATCTTTTCTAACACCCTGTATTGCATTAATTGCATAACCAATACCAATAATTCCAGATAGTATTGCAGCTACATTTCTAAGTAATTTATATTGAGGATGTTGTTCAGATGCAATAAAATATCCTTCAGATTGACCGCTTAACTGACCATATATTCTAGCTTCATATGCATTTAAGAATGGTCTCTTAAACATCAACTCAGGTGAATGAAATGTAAAAACACTTTGTGAGTAACCAGTAATTGGTAAAAAACTAGCAACAGAGTTTGTTAAATCATCACAACCATCAGTTCTTTTTGCAGGACCAACACCACTTGCACCATCATGAAAATAAATATCAGGTCTTAAATCATTGTAAGGATAGTTTGGATATAACCCTTGAATATTATTCTGTCCTTGAGGAATTGTATATTCCCGCATATTCCTAAACACACCCTTAGCTAAAATAGACTTAGCTCCTTCTCTTGATCCTCTTAAAATTTCATAACCAACAACATTAGGAATATATGTTCCATCATTAAATTTAGGTCTTCCTATATTTCTAAAGTCAACACCAAGAATTCTTATAGAATCAGAAGATTGATTATATAACCCCAACACTGGACTTTTTTCTTCAGTGGGCATTTTATGATGTCTAATTGGTTTACCACACAAATCAAATTGTTGATTTGTTGTACCGCCAATGTTTACACCTGTATTAGGATCTACATATGTAGAGTTCCAAATTTCAGGTTTACTAGCTGGATATATTTCAGTTGATTGCCAGTATGCTAAGTCTCCTCGACCAACTATAATACCACCATCTGGTAAAGTCTGTGTAGCAAGAGATATTATAGTGGCTGTATTAAATATTTCAAAATTGTAATTAGGACCATCAATAGTATTAATACCACCAGATAAACCTATCTCATTAACAACATTACCATATTGATCTTCTCCAGCTAATCTAGGAGGTCTACCTGGTATATGATAAGACTTGCTTTTTTCACCAGTATTATAAATCCATCTAATAAAAAATGAATAAACTTCATCTCTCAAAAAAGATGTTTTGTTACCACCTTTATAATAATAAGACTGAGGATATTCAGCAACAACCCATTGAACTTGAATTTGATTTGCAATAGGTTGGTAGTTAAAGTCAAACTGTTCAGTTGGACCTTGTCTTATCAAATAATCATTTACAACATACATTGCATCTGATTTTTCATATGCAGGTTTTCTTGTAAATAAAACTGTAAAGTCAACACTTACAGTTGCTGGATCTATATAGTCTAAACTAATAACAGATTGCTCTGTGCTATAAGTACCAATAACTTTAGCAACAATATTCTGCTGATTATTACTTAGTATTACAAGTTGATAATAGAAATAGTCTTTATCAAGATTAGTTATTTCAATATTTAATGAACCAGCATTATTATCATGATTAAAAAGACTTTGTAAATTTGATATTCCAATATAATCAGTTACAACTTGATCATTTTCCACATAAGCTAAAAATGCTTGATATGTACCGTTTCTTAATAAACCACCATCTTGAGCTCTTGTTAGTTTAATACAAGGTGTATCTACAACTGGAGCCAATCTTAATCTTTCACAATCTAAAACATCTGTATCAGCATAAATTACACAATCAGCTCCAGGAGGACTTACCACTTGCTGTACCCACGGTATATCATCTGCATTTAATGTTCTTGATGGATTGTTGGAATCATCCCAATAAATTTGCCAAGTACAATCATAATTTTCTTTTGAGGCACCTATAATTAAATATTTCCTATTAAAATTTAAACATGGATTATTTACAATAGTTGTATAACTACAAGTACTTTCATCATAAAATCCAATTTCAGAATTTGTATCATCAGTGGAAAATACATACCATTGATCAGCTCTTTTATGAATAAATCCAATTATAGTATATGGTACAATACCACACTGAAGATTTGCGGGTTCATTACCTATAACTCTAGTATCCCCATCAACTGAATTATTATATGCATTTCTTGCATGTGACCAATTTTCTTTTGGTTGAAATGAAGCAAATAAATCCTTCACCATACCTTTTATAAAGCTATTAGTATCTATAGATGATGAATTTGAATATTGTTTAGCCATAATAAATATTATCCAATAACAGGGTAACTCTTAAACATGTTATAATAGTTATGATATTGAGCTCTTCTATTCATCCACCATACTTCATATAATTCTCTAAAATCAGGTGTATTCACAAAACTTAAAGCATTATTTCTAGATGCTCTAAGTCTTTGCTCAATCAGTGTCATTTGATTACTAACATTTTCTCCAGCAAAAAGCATATTTTCAAGAATACGTTGTTTTAAAGCATATTCATAATATTCATTACAGTAAGGCTGATCTAATACCAACAAATTACCGTCATTATCTTCCATAGCTCCTTGATAGCTGATATAAACCTTTCCTGTTGTAAAAGATGTAAGAATAAAACCATCTTTAATTTCAGCAATATCAGAAGCTTGTTCATTTACATTTGGACAATCGCATGTGTATTTATTGACTGTTCTTATTCTTAAAGGTACAAACGCTGTAAAGGTTCTCCATGTATGCTCACCAATTCTTTGAATTAATTGATACGCATTTTTGTCATTACATGTCTTTATAACACAAACATCTCTACATTCAGGATCTTCACATGGTCCTGACTCACCTGGAGCTGGTACATAAGGTACATCGTTGAATGTTTCAATATGAGTACCACTAGGCATTCTATCCGCAATGCTATAACTACCACATCTAAATGCATAGTTTAAGAAAGCAAAATCATAAGGAAGTCTAGCTTTACCATGTTCAATATCTAAAACAACTTCTTTGGTTCTATGTATTCTCAAGCCAAGATCATAGTTAACCCTTGTTGCTACTTTAATAAGTTGCCCCGGATCTATAAAGCCTTCAATATTATATGTAGCAAAATCAACAACTACATCATTATAAAGCTGATCAAAAGTTCTATATTTATGTGATATACTCATTATCTATGTGGATTAATTTTATTATCAGAATCTTCTGAAGGTATTCTTAATGTATTAGTCATAATACTTAAAACTTGACCTTCTATTTCCGCAAGTAAAGATTCTGGAATATTTACGTCTTGCATATAGTGGGGTATACAGTTATCGTCACACTGCCAATTAGATATATCTGAATCAAACACTGCTTCAATTCTTACAGCATCCCATTCTAAATTTGGAAAATATAAATAATGATCTATGAACCAAAAGTATTTTGATTTATTATATCTAAATGAAGTTGTTTTAGACATTGCAAGATAAGTTGAAGGTTGGATAGGTTGCAATTCTTCAGAACCATCAATTGATGATACAATTCTAATCAGAGGACCCCAATAACCTTCAATCATATCAGGTAATTTTTCTTTAGTTCTCATAAAAGTACAACCACTTTTAATACCTGAACATTGTGCTTCTACTCTATCTACTTCTATTAATTCAACATAAGGTAAAGATTTCCATATTGAATTAAACTTCATTAGCTTATTTAAGCTGTCTTGTCTTCTCATTAAGACTTGAGCAAATTTTTGAACAAGACTATAAATGTATCTATCAGTTGTAAAAGCATCTTGACTTTCAGCTTTTACCTGACCTCTAACTCTTGATATTACATCCGCAATTGTTGCCATATTTTTAATTATTAATGTGCCAAAACTATTATTTTTCAGGAGTTTTGGCGGAATATAAATGAGCCACTCTATACTTATTCTTCATAAAAATATACTTAGTCCAGTTTTCAGGATATTCTTTAGCAACACTTCTTTTAAAATCTCTTAGTGCTTCAAATCTCCATAGCTCACGATTTTTAAACTTATATTTGGTAGACCAATTTGTATAGAAAATCTTTCCTATATTACCATCGGTATCCCAGTTTTTATTTTGCAATACTTTTCCGTACTGCTTAGAAAGAGAATAATTAGTATTTACAGACTTACTAGGTTTACATGTTCCAATAAACAAATAACCTAATGAATCCGGTAATTCTACACCATCTCTATATTTAATTACACCCTGCCACACTTTTTTATTGAATATTCTAATTATACTTTTAAGTTTATCATTATCAATATTTTCATACATGGGATATTTATCTTTAAAATCCTTTATTGTTTTACTGTTTAATAGCCCTAATCTTTTTTCTCTATATCTTGGAGCATTTAAATCTGGGTTTTTAAAGTTATTTATCATATAGTTGTTATTTATAATTTACAAAAAATTAAACACTTAAAAAAATCTTTATATTGAATAAACTAGTTCGCATATAGTTCCTTTTGTAAATGACTGAAGTTCAAGAACTGCAGATCTTCTATTTCCTACATATTTATTATGATAATGATAATAATCTGTCTTGCATAAACTAGGTAAAGTTTTATGAATAAAACCAACTTCTTCGGATGTTGTTATATACTCAACTTTTCTATTTTGATGATAATGACCTGTAAATAAAGTTCTAAACCTTGTATAACCCCACATCTGAGAAAACTCTGTAGCATAAACAAGCGGTGTACTTTTAGATTTTACATCACCATGTTCAAACGCATTAAAGTTTTCTCCCCATATGTAAGCTTTTCTTTCAGAATATTCTACATCCCATTCAACATTATCTGCTTCAATTGATTTTGATAAAGCATGTGCCAAATGAAAAGAAGAAAGTCTATCATGATTTCCAGGCATATAGACTACAACTAATTTGTCACAAAAATTAGCTAAATTTGTTACAGCCCAATGCATAGAATCAAACGCTTGAATATAGGCATCCGTTGCTTTCATTGAGTTTTCAAGCTGTGTTCCAGAAGTTGTAGTTCCTGAAAAAGTATCCATATTTATAAGATCTCCTCCAATAACAAAATACAATACTTCAATATGATGAGATGAAGATGCTCTTACAATAAGATCTTCTAAAGCTTGTTCAAAATCTATATCAATTGTTTTGTTACCTTCTTTTCCAAAATGAATATCTTGTAATGACATTATTCCGCAGACAGTAGGTAACTTATTAGTTACATTTAAACTGCTTGTAATATAATTTTTTCTGGGTTTCCAATTCTTAAGAAGCTCTTTAAAAAGACGTCCTTCATCATTTTCTTTAATCTTTGTAACAAGAGCTGAAACTCTCCAACCATTTTGAACCTGTTTGTTCCAATATGAAGAAAGCTTCCAATCATTTATATTAATGTTTAAAAGCTTTATAATTTCTTCAGGTGATTTTGGTTCATGATTAATAAAAGTTTCAAACTTTATTTCACCTTTATCAAGATCAAAATGTTTAGAAGTTTTTTTATTAATACTTTTAGATTTAAGTTTTTTCTTAATGGATTTGTATAAATCTATTGATATACCCAATCTGTTTGCACAATACTCAGGACTTTTTTTCCACATTAATGATTGTGAAATACGTTTTTCTAAAACAGTCATTTTTATTATTTTAGATTTGTTTGTAAATATAATATATATTTATTAAAAAAAAGAGGTCCCATTACTAGGACCTCCCCCAACGAGTGTGATAGAAAACCAACAAACTACCACTTTAGTTGCATCTTTAAAGAAGTGTAGTGATTAAAATTTCTACACTTTCACATACTAAAACTCCATACGAGGACACAAGTTTAATTTTATATTGAGTTGCAGGAGTAAGATTTGCTAATTGATAAGTTAAAACTGTAGGAGCTATAGGAATGGCATTTGCCAGTACCCAACCTGATGGTGATGCTACTGTATCATAATAAACACTAATACCTGTTGTTAAAGAGGATTCATCATTCCACAACACCGTTACCTTAGTATTTGTGATATTTGTTGCATATACATTATAAGGAGCATGATGAACATTATCTGCGTTGCAAGCACCAAATCCATTTATAACAATTAATGAAAGTTTTTGAAGAATCATATCTAGTCTATCTCCTTCATTAATTTGAAAGATATTAGTTCCATCTACAATTCTAAAACTAGTACCGCAGTAACTAACACACTCAGCACACTGAATATCATCACATCTTTCACTACCTATGCTACAATCAGTGTAAGAGCATGGTGTATGAAGTGCTGAATCTGCACAACCACAAGGTTTATTTGGATTACATTTACTACAATTACAAGACATAATTTTTTTTATTTATTTAAAATTAAAAACCGCAATCTCCACATCCTGTTATCAATGCTGGTGAAGAAACAGGTGCTGTATAATCTACACTTGAAAAAATTTCTTTTTCAGAAATAATTTCACCACAAGTCAATCCAGCAATAGGATCAGTAAAGCTCCAAAACTCTCCAATCACAGGTAAAGAACTAGCTAACCAATCAACCCTAATAATAGCACCAGTATTACAATCAAGCATTCTATAACCATCTAAAGTAAGCAGTGTACTAGGATATGTACCAGTACAATCTTGAATAGCTAATGTAAGTTGATTATTAAATTGTTCATCTTGATTACTACTAATATGAGTATACGTTAAAGCTTTTTCTATGTTGTTTAAATAAACCAACCAACCATACTGATATAAACCAAAAATTGTATTCCCGCCAGTAGTTACAAAACCACTGTATGGATTTGAAGCAGATGGAACTAAACCTTGCATTAAGTATCCTGTAACATCAACTACAGTTTCAATACCATATTCAGCAGGAGGAATCATTTCTCCAGTGTATGCAGCTAATGCATGCAAAATCATTGCAGCATCTGCACTTGTACTACCTTTAACTGTAAAAGGATTTAATACAGCACTAAATCCATCAGGATATTGATCTACAGTAATATTTAATGCTTGAGCCCAAGTACTTGTTTGAGTACCTGTAATTGCATCTATAAAAGCATCATAATCATCTTCATATAGTGAGGATGGTTGACCGGTAAATCCAGAAGCTAATGTTGTAGCATGATAATCTACAGCAGCTATATTAACAAAATTAATAAGAAAAGCACCATCTTTATACTGTGGCCCAGATCCTGTCCACAAAGGAGGTAAATTTTGTAAAGCTACCCAAGCTGGATCTGTATCTAATGTTGCACTAGCACCATCATCTACAATAGATTTCTGATAACCTAAATACTTACTATCGGCAACAGGAATAAAATATATATCTCCTACATATCCAAATAGTGTATTCCATTCTGCGGCAAGATTAGTTAATCCAACTTGAATTTCTTGACCTTCTGTAGCACTATAACTTCCTGTATCAATAAAAGCATAAATAGGTTGATTCTCCCATAAAAGAGATACTTCACAAGGAATTATTTGAATTTGAATTGTTGCAGTAGCCTGTTCACATACACCAAGTACTGAAGGTACAAGAGTTACTCCAAAAGTATCTCCATATTGACCAGGAACAGTATTTGTATAAGTAAACTCATTTGAAACAGAACTACTTTGAGTAAGAAGTCCATTAACAGGAATCGCACTAATTGTCATATTAGGAGATCCCTCACCTAACAAATAGGGTACTCTAAAAGTTGTTGATCCGCTTTCATTGCAGAATATTTGAATAGTATCTGTTGAAATAAAAGCAGGACAAACACAACATTCTACTACAGAACTTGCTGCAGTTCCTGGAGTAAATGTATCCTTCCAACCGGCATAAATATAAACTGTATTTCCGGATCTTATATATTTGCCTACATAATACCATTTGCTGTTAACACCTCCTCCAAATACATTATAATTTGTTCCATCACAAGAAAGCACTTGAGTTGCAACTTCAACACCTGTAGGACATGTTCCTGGAATTGAACCATTATCACATTGTGTAACAGATGGATTAGCTAAAAGTGTCCAATAGTCTGTTGCAAAATCATATCTATAAATTAAATATTCTGTGCTACCTACAGTACATTGAGTTTTTGCTCTAAAGTAAACAGAACCTGATGTTGCACCTGTTGCAATATTTCTTGTACCAGGACCTGCAGTCAAATTAGGACTCCAAGAAATACCATCAAGACTATAGTTTGTTGTAATTGCGGTACCACCAATTGAGTAATTAAGATCAACCGTAATAACGCCAGATATACTAATACTTAAGTTTGTAGCAAGAGGAGCATCACAAGTAACAGTACCTGAAGTTCCTACAACAATTTGTTGAGTAATTGGATTGTACCAATAAGGAGTTTTTACATCACCACCAGGTGCCTCATGCCCCAAATAAATATCACTTACTCCATTTACACTACTAGTGCTAGCAGTAAAATAATTTACACAAGTTGAACCAGGTACAGCTACAGCTATAGGAGTACATGTTCTAACAGAGGCTCCTTGAGAAACTGTAACAATAATATTATATGTTCTACCAGGTATTGCTCCACCAAATGTATGGGCTACTGTAGTAGAAGGACTTGTTATTGTAGTGCTTCCCAAACTTGCTCCAGTAGTTGTATCAATTGCAACAATTGTATATGTTACACCTGTTCCTAATGCATTTGTAAAAGTTACATTAATATCAGTAAGAATAGGTGTAGCAGAAATAGAAGTTGGACAAGGAATATTTAAAGGAACAATAGTTGTTTGTAAATTAGAGCACTGACTTGTTCCATCGGTAACACAAAATGGTACACTTAAAACTAATGATGCAAGTGTGTTTAAACTAGCTACACTTACAGTAACACCAAGAGGATCGTTGGATAATGCTGTTACATTTAAAGATTGTGTTATAGATGAGCCGTTTGAATCTGTAATAGTAATTATAGTATTTCCACCACAATCATTAAATCCTGATGGAATATTTGAGCTTGTAAAATTCAAATTTAAAGCTTCTACAACACCATCTCCGTTTGAATCAATTGTTGTATAAGAAACACTAAATATTACACCATCACAACCAACATCGCAACAGTTGTTTTGAATATCGGATACTGCTGCATATAAATCACATATTGCAAGCCATTGGTTAACATTACTTTGTGCTAATGTACTTGGAGAATTAACCCAACCGCTAAGAGCAGAATATGTACCTGGACCACTTAATCTTGGTGTAGTTCCAAAAAGACACTGAGCAGAAATAGCTTGATTAATTAAAGATACTGAACCTACAGCATTTCTAAATTCGCAAAATTGTGATTCAAGTCCTTGAACAAGTTGTGAAATAGGAACTAATACACCGGCAAATAAACAATCAGATATAATATCAAAATCACCACCAGAAGCTGGTATAGTGCCACAAGGTAAAACACAGTTTTCAAGAACAGTTACTCTTATCTGAAGATCATAAACAGCAAGTTGTAAACTACTGATATCTGAAAGAATATCGCAAATTTTGTTACCAATTAAAGTTGCAAATTGATCTAAAGGTAATTGTAAAACAGGATTACCTAAAGGATCATCATATTGCAAACAACCTGGAAGAGTTATATTTGGTAATGTGCCAGGACCTCCTGGATTTAAATTACATAAATAATCTATAATAGCTTGAAGAACAGATTCTAACTCTAAAGGAGTTTCTTCAGGTAAACAACTTAATGTTAAACCTGAAATATCAGGATTACATTGGCAAGCTGTATCTATAAGAGTACAAAGTTCTTCTGCTAACTTACCTATTACATCACTAATAGTATCACCATTACAAAGGTTAATACAAGGAATATCAGGACCTTGCCAAATAACACAATTGGATGATATTGGAGAACAAGGTGAAGTTTTACCGTTACTTACTGGTATCATAAATATTTATTTTACAAAGTACAAACATCTAGTACATACTATAATATACAAAAGTTTTTGTAATCAAACAACCAGTTAATTATAAAAAGTTTACAAAATATTCAATATTAGTTTAATCCTGTATACCGTTAAGTTTTTAACTGATAGTTTTTGTTTGATTTAAAATATAATTAAATTTTTAAACTGTTTTATCTACAATATAAATATCGTTATAATCACATGTAACTTGATAATTAGCCTGATTGCATGAACAAGAACAATTATTAACACAAGCACTATGACAATCATCACCGCATTCTAAAATTGGTTGATAATTCAAAAGTTCTTGCCAATCACAAATTGCCTTCTTTATTTTCATATCAATAAGATTAGTATAACAACAAGACGCAATACCAAATCTAATTTCTCTAAACTCTCTATAAACAGCTTCAGCAAATTTGGACTCAATCTCAATCTTTTTAATTAGCTCGTTCATTTATTTCTTTGTGATATTTGAATATGCGTTTTTAATGTTTTCTGTTAGTAAATCTGTTTTAGAAGAAACTCCAGATATCTTAGTCTGATATCCTGTTAAACAACTTTTATGTACAACAGAACCATCGTTTGCCGTTGTTTTTTGACAACCGCATGTAAATCCTTTATTACATTGTTTACAAATCATATTATATTAGTTTTAATGACATCCTATAGTTTTACAAACTATTTTTTCTAATCTACTTAGAGCATAGTTATACATTTCCATACCTAAAGATGGACTACTGCAATACTCAACTTTAGCAATTGCACCATCAATCAAAGTTCTGATAAACTGCATTTCTTGAATTAAAGACTGCTTTTCACTAAAAGGTTCGCAAGTTTGTAAGTCTATATCACAAAGTGTTTTGTAATATAAATTTAAAATTTTTGTAACCCTTAAATGATTATATTCTACATAGACTTTATCATTTGGAGCTACACTATATTTAATAATGTAAACACCATCAGGAAGATCTGATCTATGTTCACTACAATTTTCTTTTTGAATTCCAAGATCACATGCTGTAATATCTAAAAAAAATCCTTCAACAACTTTTATAAGAGCACCTGCGTTAAATCCTGGTACAGTAATTAATAATTCTTCACAATCAATTGCTAACAAATTAGAATACTGACTAGTATCCCTTATAGAAAGAATTTCACAGTTTGCTACGGTAGGTACTTCTAAGCTTAAAATATGTTTACTAGCCATAATAAAGTCTTTTACAAATATACGTTATATACATAATATACTAAAAAAACCAAAGATAAAAAAGAAGGTGGGACATTTCTACCCCACCTTCTTTAATAATTATGACTATTTCTTAGTCAATATTAGATTCAAATGTAATTGGATTACCAGATGCACCAGCAACAGTAACAATCTCATCTATCAATGTTTCCATCAAAGCTTGTTCTGCTGTATCGTCACACTTGATGTAAATCTTATAAACATATTGATCATTATCAAATGTTCCTGTAGGATTATTCAATCTTGGGATACTATGTTGAATGTAATAAGTCTTATACAGAGCATTACGATCAATAGCAGATAAAATATCACTAGATCCTTCAATCTCACGAATACGTGATGAATCAGGGTTTCCTTGGTTATAAGGAGACTGCATATAAGCCTCAGTTAACAAAATGTCTCTCAACACTGTTTCACCTGAAGTTTGTTGCATAGTACCAGGAGTTGTAGTTACAACACCACAGTCATTACATGGATCACCAGTTTCATTAAGAACAGAACCAATCAATTGTACAGGCTCTTTTTCGTAATGATCACGTGTATCAAATGAACAATTTCCAAACTTAGTATCTACATAAGCACCTTCAAAACTAACACAAGCTGTTACTTCATCAGTAACAGGATCAGTGCTAGCAGCATAACCGCCTGTTAATACTTCCTGAATTGTATAAACAGCAGTGTCAACAATAGTGGCAACAACTACTGTACCAGTACCACCAACGGCAGTAACTATATTAGCAGCAGTATAACCATTACCAGGACATACTATAGAAGCAGCTGTAATTGCACCACCTGCACTAGTAGTGATTGACAAAGTCAAACCAGTACCAGAACCACCTGTAGTAGCTACAGTGTAAGTACTACTAGGTGTATAACCTGCACCACCAACAATTGCACCCAAAGTACCAGCAGCATTTAAATTAGGATAAGAAATCTCAATTCCACCACCAGTCTTTTCTTTTGCAAATGGTTTAATAATAGGATCTTGCAATAACATATCAGATGCTTTAGCCAAAGCTACAGCTGGATCTAAATAAGTTTGTCCTTCTATGCAGCAGTTGCCAGGAAAACTATTAGTGTTTGCATTACCTGAACTGTCACCAATTGCATAAGCATTATGGTTTAAGAAACGAAGAGCAGGAGATCCTTTAACATCCAAACGAAGGAATAGGTTAGATCCGCAAGGAGCGCAACTTGAACCTACACAAATTTTTACAGTTGCAGCTTCAGAAGTTTGACATTCAGAAGACCACAATCTAGAAATAAATCTAGCATTAATACCTTTCGATTTTACAGACTCACTGTAACCACCATGACCTGGGTTATTACCAATGTTGTCTTGAGTGTGAAAGCTACCTTGCACAAGATAAAAAAGTTCACCAGCAGTGATAGGGTTACCAGCTGAAGCTTGAACTGAAGCCCAACTTTGAACTACTTCAAACTGACCGGGAGTAAATGCGGAAGTCTTAGTTGCCGCAGCAGCAAAGCTATCTACTACAAATGCTTTGCTAAACGCATGATTAAAATAAGCCATTTTTTTTAAGTTTTAAGTTTTACAAATAAACATTATGTGCACCGTGCACATATATAATATACAAAAAAAATTTAAAATTCCAAATTATGCTAGAAAAATTAATTTATATTTTGCAAAATTTATTGCATCTTTTACAGTATCTAAAAGATTTACAATTTCACTGTGTGGCATTACAGATTGAAGTTCATCTACTTGTTCTTTCATCTGACGCAAATATTCAATAGCACTCTCAACACTTTCAAGAACAACTGATCCTTGACCTTCATATTTTAAAATTACTTCACATGCTCCTTGATAACCTTCTGCAATTGAATCAGATAAATCAGGCAATGCATCATAAATTTCATTTAATGCTTTATGAGCAGCAAAGGAACCAGGTCCTGTTACTTGCAAATGTAACTTATGAAAACTTGTTGCAGCATTCATTAATTCCTGTACTAAAGCACCTGTCATTGCATCAACTTTTTGCATTTCTGGAGATCTTCCAGATTGAACTCTTTTTAGAGTGGAAGTTTTATTTTTTTCCATCATGCTTTCATCTGTACTTGACTTTGTTTTTAAAGTTCTTTTTGTATAATCCATAATTAATTATTTCTTTCTGCAGATTGTTGTTCTCTCTGCATTTGATTAAAGTTTTCTATATCTCCCGCAATTAATGCAGCAGTATCATCTAAAATTAATTCAACAATATCATCCTTAAATTCAGAAGTAACATCTACTGTAGACACAATTCCCGTATAGGGATTAATAACACCTGCAAACTCAATATTAATAGGTTTTCTATAATAAGTAAGTGTGGGATCTGAAAGAGTAAATTCTCTTATATAAATTCTAATAGTGTTATTAATCATTGTTAAAAATGTTTCCCCCCAGTCAAAATCTGGTCTTTTAAGAGTATCTCTAAGGTATAAATCAACATTAGCTTCTTCTCCTAAATACACAGTCATTGACCGAGGTTTAGGGCAACATTCTGTAATAGCATTAGTACTAACTCTTTTATATTCTAAATAGTTAGTAGGTGGAAAATTTGTTGTTTCAAAATACTTCTCATTGAAAACCCCAACTAAAGGTAATTCTGTAAGAAGTATTTGTAAATCATCAATTCTTCTTTTAGATAACTCATCTCCTTCTTTATAAAGATTATTGCCATGTAGCATTCTTCTTACCCATTCAATTTGAGCTTTATTAAATGCTTCAATAATCTGCCAATTTTCTAGATTATCATAATCATTACTTGACAGTTTATTTAATCTTTGCTTTAACTTTAATCGAAGAATTTGATTATTCATCTTTTATATTATAAAGTTCCGTTATATTAAGTGGTCCAATAAGGTTCTACTTTATTAAGGAGATTTGTAAGAACTTCTTCATTAATAGGATCTTTTAAAAAATCAACAACTTCTGAAGGTTTCTTACCCAATCTTGCATTACCATCTAATGTTTCAATCCAACCATTAGATTTAGGAAGAATAAATCTATAAAACATAGCATCTTTTACAAGTGATCTAATTTTAAGATCTTCCATACTTGCATTCGCAGCTTCAACAAATGATTGAGCAGCTCTTGTTTTATTTGATTCAGTACTATTACCATTAATAAATGCATCCATATTTTCATATAAAATGTCATTTGGTGTAGACTTTGTATATTGTGTACTATCACCATCTACAACTTTTGCCACATACATTAACTTATTAGTATTTTTATCATAAAGTTTTTGCAGTTCTGCAATAGCTTTATTCCTAAGTTTTGTAGTTTCTGTTCTTGTTGTAACAGTTTCCTGAAGTTGATCTAAATAAAACTTAGGAGGATTAACCGCTTTTCTGGCATCTTTAAGAGATTTAGCAACAATAGAAAATCCGCCAGAATTAATAGCATACAATTTAACTAAATCATATGGATCTGAATCTGGATCTAAAAAAACAGGATCATTCCCACATCTCAAACTAATTCTTGACCAAAATTTATCATTATCAGGTTTTAATAATGATACTTTATTCCAAAAATCTTTGTCTTCTGGATCAATTACATTAGCAGCTAACTCCGCTTCAAGCTGAGCTACAACTTTTCTAATTTCCTTAATCTTAACTTCTCTTTCACCAGGAGGTAGTCTTTTTACATCAGGGGCAAACTCATTTAATCCAGTAACATATCTTTTAACTCCATTAAGTTCAAGACATGCTAAAGATTCTTCGTGCCATACTCCATCATAAAGTGCCATGCCGTAGTTTTCAAGTCCCATGTTTTGTTTGTTTGGATCAAAATAAGGTCTAACTGCAACAGCTCTGTTTTTGTTTTGTTGATACTTTTCTACAATTGTGTAATCATTCATAATTATTTGGTTTTTAAATTATAACTCAAAAGTACATAATTATGTACATTTTTTATAATCTAATGCCGGTTTCCCGGCAAAAGTTTTTTGAGTTTATTAAACTACCACAGTAATACTGTCTGTTGTTGTGTTAATATATAACTGTCCAACTTTAAGTCCAGCCGCTACTGCAGCTGCATTATTTACATATGCTCTCTTAGCCAAAGATCCCTCTAAAGCTTCAAGAAATGCCGGCTTTGCAAACAACTTCTCAATAGTAGAGTTTGTAAATTCACTGACATGTTTGAAAGGTGCTTTTTTATAAATTGACATAATTTTTTTCTTTTATTTAGTTTAAGATAAAAAAAGGGAGGAGGTATGACCAATCCTCCCCTTTTTAATTTTATCAATTTGATTAGAATGATCCACCAGTTACAGGATTTCTCATTACAATCTTAAGAACTTTAGTTGGATCTTTTACCCAAATAGCTGGCATTGTTTGTGACATATACACACGGTAACCGTTAAACTGTCCAGAACTTGCAAAACCTTGAGTACGTCCCATATAATCCATAGTACCATTCTGATAGAACCACTTCAATTGGTTATCCCAGTTAAGCTTCAACAAGTAGATATTATCATTTCCGTTATCAGTAACATCAAAAATAATATAACTATAAGAACTCAAAGGACGACCATCAATCAAAGGATTTTCAATGTCATTAGTATGAAGGTTATCAAACGCAGGGTTTAATACAAACTTCACATTAGCCAAGAAAGGAATAGTAAAGCTAGTATATGCAAAACCAAAGTCAAGATCCATACCTTTTCCGGTTACAGCACCGATATCAGTAGCATTTTGAACTAAACCAGATCCGTATACCTCATTGGCAATTGCTCTGTTAATAAGTTGCATACCACCAATACCTGTTTGTACTACAAGCTTACGTTGAGGATCTGGACCTTTAAATTCAACTTTACCTTGATAGAAATTGTAAAGTTCAGATTTGAACATATCAAGATTAAAAGAAGATTTGTTGTAAACACGCTTGAATGAGTTATCAAGCTGACTCCACAAACCTACAGACAATCTGATATCATCTGGACCATCTTGCTTAATTCTACCACCTTTACCCCACATTAAGTAAGTCTCAATGTCATTAGCAATTTTGCTCAAGTGAGCTGCTTCTAAATTAGTAAGAAATGTACGTGACAATTGACCACTTTCAAATGCTTGACGTGCACCTGCTTTACCCATAGATGCAACAAGTTGCTCAATAGAAGAAACTGAAGGATTATTTACATCCTGATTAAAGTTTCTCCAAATCTCAGTAACGGGAACAGTACCGTCAGCATTCAAACCGCCTTTGATCATCAAATCAGCACGGCTAGAAATAGAATAGTGAACGTGAGCTTCAGCACCACCTACAAAGTTGTAAAATTCACGGAAGCCAGAACCAGTTTCCATATCAGAAAATCTTTCACCGTATTCACCACGGGCAGAACCTTTACGGAAGAACTTAGTTCCAGGAGCAAGATACTTGTTATCAAGACTTGCAGCATTGTTGTTGTTCACTAGTTGCACAGTGTAAATGAAACCATCACCAGCAGGAATAATATCAGCTGCTGTAACGTATAATTCCAAACCATTGTACTTGTCATAAGTGATAATATCACCATGACCGAAGGACCTCTTAGACAATTTAATTGAAAAGGTGGTACCGTCAATACCTTTTTCAGTATTAGTTGAATCTAAATCCAATACTATAAAAGGAAGGTCTTGAGCAATAGGCGTTTGCCATTTGTACTCACCTCTTGCATTGTCTACCATGATGGTATTTTTACCACCAAAGGAAGCCATTTGATACAGGGGCATTTCAACCTTTTGAGTCATTGCCCATAAATCTACCGGGCCCATATCCATAGGCTCGGCACTACCCAACATTTGAGTCAGGTGATAAGAATCTACATGAGAGCTAGCTTTGTAGTTAGTGTCTCTCAAAAAAATCCCATTGTTTAAAACTGGAGTTGCCATAATTTATTGTGTTTAGTTGTTGTTAAAAGCGTTTAAATATATTGTTAGGTCTTTGCATTTTTCTTTTGTTAATATTTCTTTCAGTTTCCTCGGTTCTATCTACACCAAGTGAACTTCCTCCACTATTAGCTTGTTCAGTTTTTAGTTTTCTAACTGTAGCCTCAACAGATTTTTGAGATCCCTTTTCCATAATTCTTGATTTATATCCTTCAGGATCAGAAAGTAACCATAAAGCTTCTGAAATCAATGTATAATTAGGTTCTACAAACTGATACTTTTCTAATAAATGTCCAAGTAAGTTTGTATTTCTACCACTTACCGAAGGATAATTAGGCTGCACAAGACCATTATAAAGCATGTTCTGTGTTTTTTTATCAATTTTAAAATCACCTAATGCGCCATCTTTAAGTGTATCATATACATTTTGCATATATTGGTGTGATGCCTGCTCTTGTTGCTTTCTTCTCATTTCTTGTTCTTCCAGCTTTCTAGCAACAACAGATTCTTGCATCTTATCCAATTTTGGTTTAAACTTGTTTGCTTGTTGTTCAAGCTTTCCAAGGTCTTTCCAAACTTCAATTTCTTCTTCAATTTCTTCTATACTTCCGTAACCTGTAGCTCTCAAGTAATCACGAATAATTAATTCTTGATCTCTTTCATCTGTAACATCAAGATCTCTTGTTTCTTCAACTTGTGCTAAAGTTGAAAAAAGACTTTTTAAATCTGTACCACCATTAGCCACATAACGAGCAGCAATTTGAAGTTCTTGAGGCAATGAATCAAAAAATTGCTTAGGAGTCTCTCTTCGTACCTGATTAGCTTTTTCTTCTAAATTTGCTTCAATCAGTTCTTCCCAATCTTTAAGTGTATATTCTTCTAATGATTTATCATCTTCAAAAGGTACAATCTTATCTTCCTTAATAAGTTTTTGAAATACATCAGCAATACCGTCAATTTTTTTCCTACCTCTTGTCTCAATCTTTTCATCATCGTCTTCATTATCATTTGTATTAGACAATAAATTAAGAATATCATTTGATTCTTCAATTGTTAAATTCTTATTTTGAGATTCTCCTTTAATTTCAGAATCTTCATCTTCATCTTTTGATGTTAAATCAGCAAATGAAAAATCTACATTTTTTTCTTTTGAAAAAATATTAACTTTTTTAGAGTCTCCTGTTTTTTCATTAGAATTAGTTGGAATAGTAACGCTAGATGCTGAAACTGCTCCATCAAACAATTCATCCAGGTTAATATCCACCTGTTCTACTTTTGTTTCTACTGACTGTGTGTTCATATATTATTTTTTGTTGGTTTCTATATATACAATATAAAAAAATTATTTTACCTAAACCTATTATATTTTAATAAACAACTACATTTTATGCAGTATATAGCTATTATAAAAATATTTTACTAGTTCAATCTAAAATTATTTTTCTTTACTATTAGATTTTGCTTTAATGTCGTATTTATTTTTATTTTCTCTAGCAATTTCAAGTTGAGTATTAGCAACATCTCTTTGAGTTGTTAACCTATCTCTTTCAACATCTAACTTCTTTTGAACCATACTATTATTTATAGCTGATTGCTCTCTTTTAAAGTTTATTTGTTCTTGATATTGAGTTGACTCTTTAATATCTTTCATTGCATCTCTATAGTCAGACATCATGTTTTTATCAATATCTTGTGTTGCACCATAACCAGCTGCTCTAATTTCAGCTATAAGAAGTTCGTTTTGTCTATCCTTATTATTCTGATCTGCTTGAAATTGAAGTTTCATTTGTTCTTCTTGAGCTTTAGCTTGAAGAGCTTGTTCTTGCATTTGTCTTTGATTTTGAATTTCTTGTTCTCTTATAGCATTTTGCTTTTGCTCTGAGCCTTTAAGAATAGTAGATACTTCAGCAATAGAATCTGCTTTAATAATACTACCAAGATCAAATATTGAAGATCCCATAGTATTATTAGTAAGTGCTAATTGCTTTAACTGATCAAGAATAGCTCTATGATTAGTTTTAGTTGTAGCATAAATATTAAAATCTCTAAGTAAAAGTTCTGTTCCATTAATGGTAAAATTTACTTTTTCTGCTTCAGATGTAATATAACTTAATCTTACACTTGGATTTCTGCTATGATAAAACTGCGATAAATCTGTTCTCATTTGATGAACTCTAGGCATTAAATGATCTGAATGCTGATTAAAATATATTTCAGTTTGTGCATAAGACTGATTCAAAGCTTGAGTAACACCGGTTGCTGTTTCTTGCGCTATAGGTGCTCCAAGTCTTTGTGGATTAATACCAATTGCATCAAAAGCTTGCTGTTTAAAATAATTAGAAAGTTGAATTCTTGACATCAATCTATTAGTCTGTTCCATATTAAGAACTTGATAATGATTGAAATTAGTGGCGTTTTCAGTGTTTGTAATACTTGTATCTAAAGGTAACATCTGAAAATCTTTCATTGCTACATATGCTTTTGCATAATTACCTTTACCCCAATCTTCACCCATTGAATGTCTCGGTAATGCATTTTGGTCAAACATAATTACTGTACCAAGTTCGTCTATAAGAATATCAGCAATCTGATTATTAACCATATTATAACCAACCTGATATGCTTTCATTAAGTCAACTAATGAAGTAGACCTTGTATTTCTATCAGAAAACACTCTTCCCTCTACAGGAAGTTTACAACCATATAAAGTCTGAGATCCTTTAAATTGAAATGGAATTCTTCCAGGTTTTGTTCTATTAATTCCTATATAAATTGGATTAATATTATTACTAATATTTGATCTCCAAAAAGCAGGTAAGTTTGGGCCAACCTTAACTCCTCCCCATACTTCATTAATCCAAATCCAATCAATGTGTTCACCCTCAAGAAGTGTTTCTTTAGTTTTGTTTTTAAAAATAGATGTGTCATAAAGTGGTTTTTCTGTTATTTTAAATGTTTCATCTACAATTTGCTGAATAATTTCCCCATCACTAGTAATCTTTACAAGATGCCCCACCTTTCTTTGTGTCTTCCAGTAAACTGTACAAACTCTCATTAGATAACTTTCACCCCAATTATGTACATCATCACTTTCATTGAGAATAGCACTAACAATATCACCACCTCTAGCAGGATCATTTGACCAATTGCTAACATATTGCCTATATGCTAAACCTGGCATATTAGTATTCCATTCATGAGATCTGCTTGGATCGTAATAAGAACCATCATTCTGATACCCGTTAACTTGATATAAAGCTGATTTAGCAGGATATATATTCTGTAAAGAATGAAGCTGTTCCTCATTCATTAAATAACCATATTTATCAATAACGTCAGCAACAGTCATAAGATCCAACTTACCTACAAAATTACTTTCTGAGATATAGCGTGAATCTGGTGATTTGTGATAAAAAGTAAGAAGAGGATTCCATAATTCTACTTCATAATCATCTTCCATCATTCTAAAATGCCAAAACTCACGATCTGTGATAAGCATATCACGGAAAGCTCTTTCCTCTAGTTCTGCCATTTTAAATCTTTCTTCATCTACATTATACTGATGAGATGCCCATTCTTCTACTAAGGATCTATAATCCTTTCTAAAGAAGTCTTCAATTTCAGGTAATGATTTAATGTTTTCTGGAGCTAGTTGTTCCTGTGCTTCTGGACTATTTGGGTCCATACCCATTTCAATCATTCTAGCAATAAGTTTTGCTTCAGCGTCTGCAAGTAAATTTTGTTCTACTTGAATTCTTTTTTGCTCAAGCATTTCATTATATGATAAATCATCTACAGCTCTAAATTGAACTTTATTATATCTTTTTGAAAACTCACCACAAAGTACATTAATAACATTAGGAACAATTGGATAAAACTTAAGCTCTAAAGCTGAGTTATCTTCTTTTGTTAAAATTTCAATAAGTTCTCTTTGATCATTATCATCAACGGCTATATAATCAGATTTATCAATAATACCTTTTGCGAGTTTATAATTCTTAAGAAGTCTTCTAGCATTAAGTCTAAGAAACTCCATACCCTGAAGTTCTAACCAATCAATATTCCAACCACTCCAATCATCATCTTTTTCTTTTGATGAAAGAAACTGTATAGGTTGTGTTAGGCTTGAAGTAGTAGGATAACCTTCTCCTTTTGCACCTTTTTTTAAATCTAACGCATTATATACTTTCATTATCTAAAGTTTTTAAAAGCTGATCTTCCAGATTTACTTGAAGTCATAGCTTTATTACGTTCCAAGTTTTTAAACGGACTATACTTTAATTTATACAAATTATTTTGATTTTGCAAATTCTTTGTTTCATCTTCCTCTTTTCTTTTACTAAAACCTCTATTTGACTGCTGAATTTTAGCAAATGCAACCAAAGCTGAAAAAGCTACTAAACGGTCAACGTTAACTCCCGGTTGATAAGCTAACATTTCTTTTAATAACATTGGATCTGGAATTCTTTCTATACCTAATGTAGTGCTCATAATATTACCATGCTTGTCTAAGTCTGTGTCAATTTCTTCTCTTAAAAATTCAATAGCATAAGAAATCAAATGATTTTTAAATAAAACACCTGTATTTTTCCAACCATATTCTTGGTACACTGATGCATTAGATCCTAAATCTTTTAAAAATAAAATCTGCTGCTTTGGTACAAGATATCTTTGTTTTCTTTTAGATATCATATATTGAATAAATAAAGAAATATTATTCTCAACAACCGTCCAAGCATTATACCATTCAATAATTTTTTCTAATTGCTCATGAGTCTTGTTGACATCATCATGTCTACCACACCAGGCAGCAACTATTTTATCTTTTTCTATAAAAATCTCATAGCCATCTGGAGTTTCTCTTGTTACTTCAGTAGCCGTCTTATAAACAAAAATACTACACAATGAATCAGAGGTAGTTGTTTTACCCTCTGAAACAGGGTCCACAGATGCATAGTACATTCCAAAGGATGGTTTCTTAACAGGTCTTTCCCATACAACAAGTACACCTGATTTATCTTGCATCTTCTTATCTACAGGAAATTGCAAAATAGGAAGTTTATTACTTCTCTTTGCATCAACACCATCTGTTGTTCTATCCAATTCAATATGCTCAAAAGAATATTCTTTATCTTCAATTCTTTTAAGCTGCTTAGAAATAATACCTTGAGGAAATATAGATTCCTTTCTATAAGCAAATGCTTCTGCTATATTAGTTGGTTTCTGAGAAATTCTAAGTTGATACTGCTCCGGATTTAATTCAGATTTCCATTTTTCTCTTTCTTTATAAATTGCTTGTAAAGCATCTTCAACCAGAGAATTACCATATTCATCAATATACGGTGGCATTGACCATTGCTCAGGTATAAATAAACTAGCAAATGCTATTGTACCATCTGGATCAATAAGATTTGTTTCCACTGCATATATATCATTATTGTTAGGATTAAGAACCATTTCCTTTAAAGGATTGCATTGTTCCAAATCACCAACAGATCCTGCAGCAATAAACATACCTGTAGTAACCATACCTGAAGACATAGCAGGTCTAAGATATTCATAAGTCTCCATCATCTTAGGAGCAATACCAGCTTCTTCATGAAAAAAATAAGTTGTTGGACCACCAACACCTGTTGTAGAACTTTTTTCAAATGAAGCACCTTGAATCTTAGATTTTAAACCTTTAGCTGTTTTTCTATTACCTACTCTAACTTCAATCTGCTGTTGCCATAATAATACTTTTTCAGGATTACTTGGTCTATACCATGCTGTATACTCATTTAAAAAATCTTTGTATTCGTCAAGAAATTTCCAAGATCCTTTGTCATTAATATAATCTTTTAGTGATGCTCCAATTTTACAAACACTACCTTCTTCAAACCAATAAGTATTTATCAACTTACCCATATGAAAATAAGAACTTGCAATCTGACGTTTTTTTAAAATAGCAGCATGCTTATAATTTAATTCAGCTAAAATTTCATAAAGTGCCATATGATATTGAGCATCTCTAACTTTAGCAAAACCATATTTCTTTTCTTCTTTATCATAGATAGGTAAGAAGTTAAGCCACATGTAGTAATCTCTAGTTAAATACCAAGTGTTGTTTTTATTTTTAAAAATTACACCTACTCTACATTTATTCTTCTGATCATTCCAGTATTCATTAAAATCTTTTGATCTAAAAGGTGCAGAACAATAAAAACCATTTTGATTAAAATTTTTAGCCTGCTCATTAAAAATAAAAGCAGTTTCATCAAAATTATATTGACCGGGTTCTTTAAATATGCTTAATAAAAAAGCAACAAACTCATCTTTTGAAATAAATTCGGTTGTAGTCCATTGACCATTTTCATATGTTGGTATAATTCTACTCATTAATTATAGCAAGAATATCTCCTTGAGCAATAAGCAAATGCTTTTCACCATTATGTATCATTTCAACAGGAGTTGCATAATCAACATATTGAATTAAATCACCTACTTTTACTTCAGTAACTTCTTTACCAATACCTATAACATGTCCTTGATAAGCTTTACCTCTTAATGTTTCAGGAATTATAATACTAGTCCCTGGATAAAACTGATCCAAACTCTTCTCCAGTATCAGAACTCTTTTCCCCACTGGTGTAATCTTCAAATTTTTCATTTTGTATATTTTTATATTTATGTTTATTTATCTCATTAATCCATAAGCAATCATCCCAATAGCAAAATATCCACTCATTTTTTTTATCTTCCATAATTATATTTGATCATAAGCCAAACCTTGTCCACCTCTAACATGACTTTCTTGTTCTTGTTTCATGTCATTAAAAGCACCTTTGTATGATTGTCTAATTTGTTCAAATTTAGCAGCAGCATTTACCATAGAATTTATGTTTCCATCTCTACCATGTTCAATAGCAGTTACTTCCATATATCTAGCTAATCTATCAAGCATTGATTTAATTCCTTTGTAAGCTCTGTAAGCAGGAGTTTCGTAAAGTCTATTGCATGTTTCAATAGCTTTAATAATCACTTCATCTTCAGGTGATTCTTGTAAACTTACTTCTTCAATAATTAAATCTTCTTTGTCTGATTCAGAAACATTAAAAAAAGGATTCATATCTGGATTAGGACAAGTCATATAAAAAATATACTGATATACAGACATATAAGTATCAGGATAATTATCCATTATTGCTTTTAATGAATACAATGAATAACAATGTTCTGTAGGTATAACTTTACCGTTTTGAATATCAAATAATCTTACTATCATTTTTTATTATCTTTTAACCACATTATTGTACTAATCACTTCATCATGTAAATACGGTACTTCATAAAATGTAATGTCTTCAATTACAGGTTCACCGTTTACATGTTCATTGATAGGATAACCATTTTCATCAACACCCAGTTGTACAAACTTTACATGTTGAATAACAAGCTTTCCGATCTTTAATCTAGGATTATGTTTTTTAATAATATACGCATAAATACTCAATTGTAAATTATAATGGTTTAAATTACAATCATCTAAATGCGAAACTGGGTGATACATCTTTTGAGTTATACCTTCCCAGTTTGTAAATCCTTTATCTTTAATTTCTTTATTGGTCTTGTAATCTGTAATGTTTAAAGTATTATTTACAACCTCTACTAAATCAGCTTGACCACACAAACCAGCAGACTTTAAATATACTAAATGTTCTGGATAAATACCATCAGATAATCTTTGATCTGGTGCTAATTTTAAATCACCGTCAATAATAGGTCTAATAATAGGTAGTTGTGAACCATCTCTTTCAATTGTTTCACACTCAAGCAAATCTGTTTCTCTTTGACCATGATACCAATTACCTAACTTGATAGCTCTATCTGACTCTGATTCCCAAGCTTCAATAATTTGAACCGGAGTCATACCATACCACTTAGATTTTTTATTTTTTGATGCTTTTTTTGCAGTTTCTTTAGAATCAAACTTAGGTTTAAACATTCCAATAAAGGAAGTTACACTTAACCAATCTATTTTCTCATCACCTAAACTCTTGTATAAATGACCATCTTCTTTAAAATATATACTCATATGTATTTAAAGTTAATATTTTCATATGTTGTTGTAATCCAAAACATTAATAAATTTTCCGTTACAGTTACATTTTGTAAATACCCAACTTTCTCGTTCAAGGCTTTATCTTTGTTTTTATCTTCAATCTTCATAGTTAATATTTTTTTTGAGTTGATGTTCAGTTTCTTCATCCATAATAGCGTTCCATTTTCCTAATGGACATTCTGATGATAAAGATCTTGTTTTAAATCCTAAGCTACAACCGCATTCACTACAGCATGGTTGGGTTCCCGGTGCAAAACACTTACTGCCTTCTTTATCCAAAAATAAACATTCTTTACATATAGACCATCTTAATGCTGCTTCTGCTTCAACATGTTCTTTTTTAAATACACTATTCTTAATACCTTCAAGAATTTGTGGTGTATTTTTAAATGCACCTAAAAATTTTTCTAATCCCATCTTTTTTATTTAATTATAAATGAAATATCCCATTTCAAAAAACATAGACTAATTGATCTATAACCAGACCAACTAATATCATTACAATAACTAATAGAAGGTAATAAATAAAAACAATCCAAATTATGAAGTTCTATTTTCATTCTTCTTGTTTTTAAATTCTTTCTTTTGTTCTATCATTTCATTCTGCATCTTACGGGCTTGTTCTAGTTTTTCAAGCTTTTCTTTTACACCCATTGTCTTTTCATAACCCGCATAAGTTTGTTTACCTAAATTCCCAAGAATATCTTTGTTTCTTTTAATAGTCTTTTCAAGTTTCTGCTTTCTTAAAACAAACGTACCTAAACCATCAACAAAAATTCTTGGGTAAGTTAAATTACTCAGATTCTTTCTAAGGTGACTATAGTAAAATGTTATAAAGTCTTCCACTACATTTTCGTGTACACCAACCTCTTCTGCAATATTCTCTTTAAAATTTTTATATTTTTTAGGATTCATTCCCTAATATTTTAAAATCTAAAAATATTGTACCATTTTCTTGAATTTCCATTTTATCATTCAATCTAATAGTCTTTTTATTTTTTCCAGTTTTGGAAATTAAAAACTTTTTAGACGCTTTGGAAATTGAGTTCCTTGCAGATTGTGAACTTTTAAAAATTTGTTTTTCTGTAATCAAATCACAAAATTTAGTGAGTTCAATATCTTTATTAAAAGCAAGTTCGGTTAAGCAATCTAAATCAGATAAACTTATCTGAACATCATTAAAAAAACAATAAGTGAGAATCTGATACTTAATTACACTTTCTCTATTAGTTTTTATTTTTTTTTCAACTTTATTTACTAATGCCATATTATAAACTTATAATTACATCAATCAATCTAGGATCGGGATAAACATCCATCTTATCACGTCTGACGTTAGTGTGAGATAATAAACCTTTTACTTTTCCATAATAGGCATCTTCCTGAAAACCAAATGCTTTAGTGGCACCTTGTTTTTTAATCCATTGTTGTAAACCAATTCTTAAGTCAATACCATCTCTTTCTCCGATGTATCTTAACCATTTCTCCACCTCTTCAATTTGCTTATCAGAATACTTATGCCAATATACAAATCCTCTAAATGCCTCATTAAGTGTGATCACCTGACTACTGTGAGTTTTGGTTTTGACATAAGTTTTCATATCCTTATCAAGATAACCCATAGCGCATATCTCTAAACCTACAGTTCTTCGATTCATATAACCAGAACCAGAGTCACCAATATGCCATCCAAGATTACCTTCAGGAAAAGCTTGCACCATTACACCATCATACTTACTTTTCCCATTACTATGATCTTGACCACCAAGTACAAACTCAGTAGCAATCTTACCTCTTGTATCTTTACCCCACATATCTATACAAGCATAAGGATTAGCCCCACCAGCTGTGTGATGTAACATTACATACTCATTATCAAGTTTCTCATGTACATACTCAGTCTTAGGTAAAAAATACTTATGAATTGTTTGGTTATACTTAGTTACATAATACTGACTAGATAAATCTGTGTCTTGGTCAATAGCTTCTGTAAACCCACCTTTAGATAAAAGCAATGTCCACATTTCATTACCTACAACACCATCTGGTTGAAGTTCATGATGCATTTGATATTTAATAACAGCAGCTTTAGTCTTGTCACCAAACTGCCCATCTGGTTTAACACCCAAGATCTGTTGAATCTTTCTTACATCTTCACCCGTATCTCCTTTTTTTAGCATTTTCATATCAGCTACGTCTTAGAGTTCTACGAGAAGATTCCCCTTCTTCCGATTCTTCCATAGCCTTGTTAAAATCTTGTGCTGCTTCTTCAACAGAAGGATCTTTATCTGCGGCAAAGGCTTGTGCTAAAAACATCTGAGCTTGTACCCGCTTTGCTCTAAACTCTTCAATTTCAGTTAAGAGTTGTTCATATTCCTTCTGAGCTTTTAAATGAGGAATGTTAGACTTGTAGAATTCAGTGATTTCTTTTCTACGTTGTGTTAATTGTTCCTTAGACAATTGCACTTGTTCTTCTGTGAAATTTTCTTCCATAACTTTGGTTTTATTTATTTATTTACAAATGTACCAAAGAACTTTAAATAAAAAAAGTTTACAGATTATTTTTTTTGTCTAGTTCTGTTTTTAATTCTGCACAAAGCTCATACTCTTCCGTCTCTACAAAGTAATCTATAAGTTCATTAATAACATTTTGGGTAACCTCCCCGTAAGGATTATGCACTAGGAGAGTATGATTACCTTTATCATGATCCTCATCTAATAAATCTTCAAAGCTAACCTTATTAGTAACTATCCTATAAGAACTATAATAAGCTCTTTCAAAATCTATATCTTCTTTAATCTCTTCTTTCATACTTCTAATATACCAAATTTTTAAATCCAAATCAAATACCCCCCCCTTAAATTACTCCCTTAAACTACCCCCCCCCTCCCAATCCCTCATCTTTCTACCAACAAGTCATTTATATATTGCATTGTTAGGGGGTGCTATTGAACCGCTCCCCGGCTACAATCTGACAGGGGGATGTCCCCCATAAGTTTAACCTAAAAAAAAATAATTTAACTATGTCAAATTCTGTATTTTTTCGTAAAATTAAAGTCAATGCTGACACACAGAGTGCTGTCATCATTGTCTCCTCTGCACCCTTGATACAAACCAAGGCAGAGATTGCAGGATTCACTGTTGGTGCACGCACACAACAGAATCTGCAATTTGGCATTCTTGCTCTTACCGACCCTAAGACGGGCGAGAGCATGAAAGCCAATCATCCCACCATTAAAAGCTTGCAAGCAAAGCTTAATGTTGGGGATGAGATCCCAGGTTTCAGGATGAGCAACGTTGCTGTTGTTGATCAGAAAACCAGTGAGGCCCTTAAAGACCTCTTCTGGGTTGAACCTGCCTAAAGCAGGGACTGGGGAAACCCAGTTGAACCCAGAAGTAACTGAGCATAGTTACTTGCTGGTATACATTCTTACACCTGAGCATGTGTATAAACTGCTTTAATTTGAACTACACCTGAGTAAGTGTCTAAACTGCTCATTTTTTTATTTGTATGTTGGTGATTGTTAGGGTGATACCTTCACACCCTACATATTAAAAAATTCTAGGTAGCTTCATATCTTTGCTCTTTAAAGATATATATAGCTATCCAGTAAGATATTCTCTTTGTACACTCACTCTAAGGTGAGCAGTTGTAATAGAGTATAGATTAAGGTTGGACATACAAGATGTCACGCGTCCCAACATCTATTACAACTAAGTGCAGAGGGATTAATTAAAAACTTTAAATACTTAAGCCCATGTTTATAACATTTAAAACCCGAGCACAAGCCAAAAACTATATCAAAAGAAATAATCGTTATAATTATTCTCATAGTGAAGGCTGTGGTTGTTGTTACCAATATGGTAGTATCTTTATTGATGGTAATAAAGTAGTTATCAGCAACAGTGGACAACACCAAGGAGCTTGCTATGCATCAGCTACCGTAATAGGTAAAATTAATGGTCGTTAGGAGTGATGCCCTTGAATTGGTTCAGACTAAACCAATAGACTAAATTTCATACCCTAGTCAGATATGCCAAGGTTGAGCTTAATCTTTATAGATAAAGAATGTCTATTAAATTGTTCTATAGTAACTACATCAAAACTTGCTATAGAACAAGTAAGCTACTACCCTTTGCACACTCACTAGTGAGCAGTTGTAATACAAAGACTACATAATATTGGCTCAACCAGCTATAGAAAACGTTTACCACATACTGAGGAACAGTAGAAAGTGTGGAGTAGAAGTAAGTTTAGCGACTGAATTATGTATTACAACTGAGTGTAGAGGGAATAAAAAACTTAATAACTTTTAAAAATAACAGTAATTAACAATTAATAAATACAACATGAAACGGACATTTATCACACTTATGGTAGCAGCCCTGCCTACCTTTTTTAGCTTATTTGTAGCGAGTCACATTGCTGCTGTCATTCTAATTTTTACCACAATATTGGCGGGTGCCGGTACCTCACTTATAGACCCAAAAGAGGATAGTTCATTAACTGATAGGGTGCTGTTGGGTTGGTGTGTTCACCTTGTTGGTATTTGCATCTCTATTGCATACCACGGCCTACTTAAAAACAACTAATTATGAGAAAATTAATTTTATTAATCTGGCTAGCATACATTGTATTATTAGCTACTTTATTTGCCGCTCAATGGAATTATAAGCAAGCAGTAAAAGCCTCTACTAACTCATGTGGTACTGACGTATGTATAGAGGAAACAATGTATGCATATGGTTTTCAAATAGAGTGGTACTTGGTTCCTACTTTAGCTAACAAATTAAGAGCTTTAAAATTCAGAACTATTAAAATAATTAAACAATCTATCACTTAAAATCAAAATTTATGAGAATTGTAGTACTTAGACCAGAAATGTTTGTGTCCTATCAAAATGATATAGGACTAGCGTTATTCAGTAATTCAACCTACACTTGGTTTTTTAATGAAGGAGATTCACCTGTAAAGTTAAATACTAAACAAGTGGATTTCTTATCTAAAGATGAAATCTTAGAAGAGTTGGAAGAAAACACAGATCTATTAGAATTAGCCATCATACATGATGCAGCAGAAGTTCAAGATAGAGATGATGAAGATTACTTAAATTATTGTTTAAGTTATGACTGAGAATGCTATTTACTATTATCAGAGAGACGGGAAAGAATTTAGTACCGTCTCTCTAAATGTAGCCATTATAAGAAGAGACATAGAAAGCTCTATTTATGTGCAACATGAGAACACATCAGAAAAAATCTTAATTAATTTGAAATGATAAAATCAAAAATATCCTTTGCATTAGTACCTGCTTTAGGAGTTTTTATTGCATATAATACAAACTATAAAGCTCTGGAATTTTTATTCTTATTTGTTTATATCAAACTAGGTAGAAGATGAATGATGAATGTAGACTTATTGCAATTGATGAGTTACATAAAAGAATATTAATCACCACTGACAATGAAGAAAAAACTATAAATACATACATAAGATTTTATAACTATACAAAAAAACAATCTTATCATATATCAAAAGATAAAACTTATACATCACTTAAACTTCACACAAGTTTACCAAAGTGGATGCAAAAGAAATATCATGATATTTATTCTATAGTTACTTCAGAACCATATTATTTATTCCAATACATATCATTAATCTTCTATATAGAATATCCTGATTATTTGTATATTATAAATATGCCCACGCAAATACAATATGTATATGGCGTTAACTATACCCAGGATGGTTTAAAGTTTATTTCTACTTATGACATGATTCAAATTAAAAATAGGTTGAAAGATACTCACAAACAATTTACATCCATGTTTAAAGAATGCAATGATCTAAATAAGCTAATCAATAATCCGTCTAATAAAACATATGAGATGCTTTCAAAACATCCAGCTTATAGACAGCATTTATTTGATCATACATGCACTCTAATTAATATTGGAGATCTTATTTAATATTCCGGTATACCGGAGACTAACAATACCAGTAATATATTACTATAATAACACTAGTAGTATATAGCTATCGTTTGGTAAGTGGAGAATACTAATGGGTCCGTAAGGCGTAAGTGGTTAACCAGCCCGTTTTTATTCATAATTTTTTTTATATGATAGATGAACAATACACAAAATGGTTAAAAGGATTAACTCCAGATAAACTATTCAGAGAAGAATACAACTTAAATTTTGTGCTTAATACAAATTCTATAACAACTAAATCAAAAATAAATGCTGAACGTAAGTTAAATCTATTAAAAAAACTAATAAATGATACATCTAGAAAAATCAATAATAGTGAAAATTATTGAAAAGTATATTAAATCGTCTAAAGCAACTGAAATTGCTAGTTTTATTGTTAGTAATTCTGGTTCAGATCTTCTACATGGTTTTATAAGTATGCTTCTTACTGAAGAAAGTATCACACTTTTTCAACCAGGTGATTATTTTAAAACAAAAGTTCCATATGGTCATAATGCTAAACACTTTTATGAAGATAAACTTATTGATCTAGGTTTATTTGAAAATGGTTATGTGTTTGGAAAGATAATAAAAAGTAATGATTGGCATAATGAACATGACCCTTATTATGTTACAATGAAATGCCAACTTTTTTACGGAGATGATTTACCATTTGAACATAATTTACGTATATTTGACATTGAAAAAATTCAAAAATCTGAAATACCCCATTACAATGGCCAATATATCACCAGAATTATTGACGAGACATTTGAAAGAGTATCTGACATTGAAGAGCATAACGTCAATGAGTGACGCTATAGTTCCTTTATTTGGTAAATGGATGTCTACCAAGTATAATTGGACTAATGAAGAACTAATTATTGAACAAGACTTAAATAAAGCTCTTACTTTAATTAATGAACTTTATGTTCAAAAAATATAGTAGTTTTGGTATAGTTACTAAAAATATTATGACTGATCCTGATCTAACTTTACAAGCAAAAGGATTATATGCAATACTTTGTACATATGCTAATAAGCAAAGACAATGTTATCCATCATTAAATACATTATCGGATATCAGTAATAAAAGTGTATCACAAGTATCTTCATATATAAAAGAGCTTAAATCTAAAGGTTATTTAATAAGAGTTGGAAAAGTTATAACTTTAAGATAGCTATATATCTGCTAAATTTTTTTTCTTTTTAAATATTATCTAAATATTTTAAAGTATAGTAATTTTATAAAATTGTAAATTTGATTATATTTTTTATATAAAATGATCTTACAATTGCCTAACGGGCGTATAATTGAACTATCTGTAGAAGAATATCTTGATATGTCTGAACAAGATTTACGAGATTTAAATTCATTAGGTAATCTATATACCAAAGATTATGTTAATCCTTTTTATGGTTTATATTCTTCTAATACAAAAAAAATTGCTTTAGAAGATATTAGCAAAGAAGAAGAAAGTTTTCTTACAGATGATGAAATAGATCTTCTGAGTAACAGGATTGACCTATATTATTTTCCGGAAGAGGGAGACCTTTTCTAATCATTAACAATTTAATTTAAAACCAATGCAAAGCCCAGTTACAGTAGTTCCTGATGAGAATGGTATGATCATTCGTCAAAGCAAGAACAATCCAGAGTATGCCTATGTTATCTTAAAGCAAACTCGTAGTATGATTCAGTCTAATCCTGCAAATATTAAAAATGTAGGATGGTTAAAAACCCAAAACATGACAACCCTTATTAAAGGTACCATGCAAGATCTTAAAGTTTTCGGTTTTACAAAAGACACTATTCTTCCAGGTAAAATTGTAGTTAAAGAATCAACTACACCTTTTAGTGAAGAAAATCCTGATCAGCATTTAAAAATTGCTGGTGATACAGGAGTTATTTGTTGTTTACACGGTGAACCTATTTATAGAATCACTTATTATACAACAAATCCCGATGAGCAAGATGAATTTATGCAACATGATAATGTTGATGCAATTCGTCAAGCAAATGGTATTGTATCAGATAAAATTAAAAATTCAGTGAAAGAAACTGTTAAAATTCAGGAAACTTTTGATATCACTGAAAATGATGAAATAACTGATATAACTGACGATTCTACAATTATAGATGAAGTAGAAGATACTTTTGAGCTTTAAAAATAAAAGTAATTCATGATTAAAAGAGGTAAGTTAATGCTTGCCTCTTTTTTTCTTTATATCCACAACTAAAAACCAAACTTATGATAGCTTTAGAACAAATTGAACTAATTAAAAAACAACAGCAAGTAGAATTCCTTAAACTTAGAGAAGAAAGATATGCTTATTATGGTTTACTTCAAGAATATCAACTACACACTAAGGAAGAATTAATGAGATTAAATTACACTAAACTAAACCCTAATCAACATTTCTTATTTAAACGTGTTCTTCACGGTTTAAATGTCTATACTCAAGAAGAGATAAATACTCTTCATTGGGACAAAAAACGTAGAATTAAAAAAGTATGGCAAAGAGGTCAAGAAATAATTAATATTTGGAAACAAGTTATTTCAAATAAAAAAATTAATGCTTATCTTCATAATACTTTTGGAAAACATGTTAAAGCCATTACTGATATACCAGATGATGATTATCTACCTGATTATAAGAATACTCTAACTTTAAAAGATTTAGGTTTAACTTATGAAGATGTAATCTTAAAATTTATGGCAGAAGGTTTATTACCAAAAAATTTCTTAAGTTTGAAGTAATGTTTTTGAAAAAAGTATCAAAAAAAATGGCTAAAACTAACTCTGAATATTCAAAGTTAAGATTAGAATATTTATATAAATATCCTATGTGTCAAGCTAAAATTTTTGAATGTACTTTAAAAGCAACTGATATTCATCATAAACAAGGCCGAGGAAAGTATCATTTAGATACAAGTACTTGGCTTTCTGTTTGTAGAAACTGTCACAATTATATTCATGATAAACTATCATCTGAAGATGCTATAGAATTAGGACTTAAACTAAAATGAAAAAATTAATAACATTAATATTACTTCTACTAGGTGGAAGTGTTATAGCACAAAATTTAAAATCAATTCCTAAATGTTCTGATTGTATAGAAAGTGAATACATTGTATTGCATAAATGGCAATGCCATTTAGGAAAAGATTATATTTTTTATACTTATTATTTTGATGATGGTGCTTATAGAATGAATCAAGCATTCAATATACTTAATACTATTTTATATGATAATGGATTAACATTCAGTAAACCAGATATTGATGATTCACATATTAGTGATTTAGTTGATGATATATATGATTATACATATCTTGATTTAACAATTAAAATGGGAGCATCATATATGACAAAACTTTGGTATATTATTGGAACAAATAACTTAAAAACAAAAGTATATTTTGAGTTAAATGAAGAAATTAGAGGTATAAGTATAATAATATTAAAAGATTATGGAAAATAAACAAACAGCAGTAGAATGGTTAGAACAAAAACTTATTGAAAGTGGAGTTAATTTACTTTCAGAAGAAATTAAATTTTTTGAACAAGCCATAGAAATGGAAAAGCAACAGATAATAGATGCTTGGATTGCAACTGATAATGAATTACAAAGAATAGTAGCCGAACAATACTACAATGAAACCTTTAAACCAAAATAATATGAACAAAGAAACATTAGAAGAAGCCGCTGAAAAATATGCTAATGAATTACCAGAACCTTATAATTATGGAATTAACTCAGATAAGAAAAAAGGTTTTATTGAGGGTGCTAAATGGCAACAAGAAAGAATGTATAGTGAGGAAGAAGTTAAACAAATAATAGAAGCAACTTTAATTGAGTATTCTGATTTTGTATTAGCTGATATACCACAATGGTTTGAACAATTTAAAAAGAAATAATATGAAAACAATAGTATTAATTTTAGCCGTATTATCAGCATTTAGTTGTTCTGAAAAAGAACCACAACCATGTAATTGCGGTATAGTTGCTAATGATGGTATTGATGGAAATTGCCATTGGATTGAAATTAGAAATAATTGTTCAGGCAATAAAAAGATATTCTGCATTGATGAAGACAAATGGATGAATGCTCATCCCGGAACAGAATTTTGTATTACTAATATTAGTAGTTGGTAATTAAAACAAACAGTCAGGTGGCGGAATTGGTAGACGCTATGAATAAAGGTTAATAGTAAAGATAACGCGGAGTAACCTTGAAAAACCCGGTGAAAGTCCTGCTCATAAGTTATTATACAGGTTCGAATCCTGTCCTGACTACTAAATTAAAAAATTATGAAAATTGCAGTTATTGCTCACGACGGAAAAAAAGCTGACATGGTTGCCTTTGTTATGAAGAGATTAGAGTTCTTCAAAAGGGTTGATGTTATTGCAACGGGAACCACAGGAAGACATATTGAACACGCAGGATTGGATGTTGAATGTATGAAGTCAGGACCACTTGGTGGTGATGCTCAAATTGCATCAATGATTGCCAACGGTGAAATATCTGGTGTTGTATTCTTTATTGACCCGTTGGAAGTTCATCCTCACCAAGTTGATGTGAATATGTTGTTAAGGATTTGTAATGTGTATAACACACCTTTGGCAACAAACTACATGACTGCATCATATATTATTTCAGGTTTAGAAAAAAAGTTGAATCAGTAGTTGGTAATTAAAATAAATAGTCAGGTGGCGGAACGGTAGACGCTACAAGTAAGTCCAACGATGACCTGAGGCATGATGACCGAAGGAGTTACTGGTTGGTATTACAGGTTCGAATCCTGTCCTGACTACTAAGAATGAGAAAACTCTCTTACAGAGGACGGATTAGCACCGTTGAAAGAAACTTTGGCTCTTGGGAGTAATTACCCAAATGAGATACATGCCCCAAAGTGAACTGTGATGGATCCTGCTCTGTAGTGCACTACAACAGGTAGACAGTAAACTATGTCTAATAAAAACTAGAAGCATGGTAGAACATGCAAGAGAGTTTCTTATTCTTTTATAAATTTCACTGCTTATAATATTCAATTATAAGCTTAAACACTAATAATTATGTTTTATAAATATAACAAACAAAAACTATTATTTGAACCTGTTTATAGGGAAATAATAGTATTCGGAAGTATTTGCTTTATTATTGTAGTATCTACACTATTAAGTGGTATTGTAGTAGGAAAAAATATTACAAAAGCGCAAATTATTGAGTTAGAAGGTGGTATTCATATAATAAGAGATAATGATCAGGTCTTCTCTAAAAACGATTTAATAGATATGATTAAAGAGTTAGATGTTAAATACCCTTATATAGTATTAGCACAATCTATTCTTGAAACCGGTCATTGGACATCTATAGTGTTTAAAGAGAATCATAATTTATTTGGAATGAAAATGGCCAATAAAAGAATTAAAACTGCTAAAGGAACACAACTTAATCATGCTTATTATAATAACTGGCAAGAAAGTGTCTATGATTATGCTTTTTATCAATGCAGATATTTAAGCAAAATTAATTCTGAACAAGAATATTATGATGCGTTAGATGCAACTTATGCAGAAGCATTTAAGTATTCTGAGAAGTTAAAAGAAATTATTAAAAATGAAAAATTAAAAGAAATTTTTTATCATGAATAACAAAGACTCTATTCAAGAACAAGCCTTAAAAGAGATAGAAAAACACGAAAGATGCGGTGTAGGTATTTCAATGGGTGTTGGTAAGACAAGAATTGCCATAAAACATTTAATAAAAAACTTTCATCCTTTTGTAAAAGCTTTAGTTGTAATACCTAAATTATCTATTAAGGATTCTTGGGATGATGAACTAAAAAAAATGAATCTAGAAAAATTAAGCAGTCATATAGTATTTACAACATATCTTTCTATAAACAAGCAGGATCCAACTGATTATGATATTGTCTATTTAGATGAATGTCATAGTCTTTTGGATACTCATGAAATGTTTTTAAAAAAGTTTAAAGGAAAAATTGTTGGTTTAACCGGTACACCACCCATTAGAAAGGAAAGTGAAAAATATAGGATGGTTTATAAATATTGTCCTATGGTATTTAATTTTTCTGTAGATCAAGCCACTGATCAAAAAATTCTAAATAATTATAAAATCTTTATTCATAAAATTGAACTAAGTAAATTACAAACATTAAAGAAGAAAAAGAAAAATGGTGGAGTGTGGTATACTTCTGAAAGAAATGATTATGAATATTTAACAAGACAATTAGCAGAAGCCACTACACCAAAACAAATGCAGTTTTTTTCTATTTTAAGAATGAGAGCAATGATGGATTATAACACTAAAGAAATGTATGTTAAAAGCATTTTAAAACAAGTAAATGATAAGTGTATTATATTTGCTAATACTCAAGAACAAGCTGATAGAATTTGTAAATATAGTTTTCATTCTAATAATATTAAGTCTGATGAGAATTTGCAATTATTTAAAGATTCTAGAATACAAAAATTATCATGTGTTATGCAATTAAATGAAGGTGTCACTATTCCCAATTTAAAAGTTGGAATTATTATGCATTCATATGGTAATGAACGTAAAAGCAATCAGAGGATAGGTAGACTCCTCAGACTTAATCCTACTGAAACTGCATATATACACATTCTTTGCTATAAAGATACCATTGATGAAAAATGGATAAACAATGCACTGGAAGGATTAGATCAAAGTAAAATTATAAATGTAAATTAAGATTATGAACAAATTAAAACTATCAGCATCCAAAGAGATTTGGGATGAAACCAACCCACTTCCATGCGTAAGAATAGCGTTTTTATCAGACTTCACGGATGGCAATTTATTGATTGATTGGGAGAAGTGGATTGACTATTGTCAAACATATTATAAAGAAGAATGGGTACAAAAGCCAAATACGGTAATAGATTATGAAGGCACTTTGGAAGGTGCGAACAAATGGATATTACTTAATTTTATAAATTGGCTATGATATGAATAGGAAACTGTTGCCTGATGTGAGCGGTAATTTTGCACCTAACGTTTTGCAGCTTGATAGGGCTATTACGCAAAACCCTTGTTATGTGCCGTTAAATTTAGAAATATGATAGGAGTACAAATAAAAAATGGCTTTATTGATTTTGCCAAAACAGACTTTGAATGTCCAATTTGTAAAAAGCAATACAATGATAGGGATGATAAATACCTTGAACGATGCCAAAGAAACAAGCAAGGAATAACCAAAATAAAATGCGAATGTGGTAAGCCGTTTTTTATGACTTACAATTATATGGGTGATGCTGTGTCGTTTGTATAATGGCACATAACGGTTGAGGCTAAGAGCAGTTGCCTTAAATACTGCTTAAAATTTGCACTATGCTTAATGGCAATTGCTTTTAGCCTTTGTTATCGGTTCGGTGCGGTAATTGAAACGAAAATGACAGATAAAGAAATTTTAGAAATCGACTTTTATGACTTATGCGGATGCGCTGCATTATGGATGACTGATGAAGATAAGATTAAGTATTACAGGGAATGTATGAACGCAGCTTCAAGCACTGACCGATAACATAGATATTGGCGAACATTTTACACGCATAACTGTGTCCAAGTAAAATTAGAAAAAAGAAATTATTAAACCCACATTAAAATGAGTAAAACAAAACAATTATTTATGGAAATTAGAGAAAAAGAAGGAGATCAACATATGTTGGAAAATTCTTCTGTATTTAATTCAAACATATTATGTCCTAACTGTATGAAAAGGAATCTCCTGGAATACAGTCATATTGATCTATACTGTGAAGGATGTGGTCAAGAATTTATTAAAGTTGGAAAAGCAGTGAGATTTAAATAAATTAAATCAAAAATTATAATCTTGTTTTTATATTAGGTACTATAATAATTTGTACATCAAAAGTACGGGCATGCATAACATAATTTCCCCATACTTCAATATTTGCAATTTTTGTTTTTGCTATATAACCAAGACTTGTAGGAATTTGATAACCAATTGTTTTATCATAACTTCTTAACCAGAATGGTGAGATAAAGAATCCCTTATATTCAATAATATTTTGCCAATAAAAATTATTCCAAGCCGTGTTTAACGGATGATATATTAAACCAACTCTTGGACCAAAATTAAAATCTCCTTCTGTATAGATCTGTTGATAACTTATTTGAATAGCAGCACCTTTATTATTTACAGTAAGTGCTGGCAA